GCTGCTAATTTCACAAACCTGTTTTTTACTTTCATAGCTTGTTCAATATAAGCTAACAACACACGCATTATAGTAGTTTTACCTGTACCAGCGTAACCGACTAAAGTATAGAATGGGTTACTTGTCCTCGTTGAAGGCTGTTTTAACCAACTTGCTATAGTATTTAATGCATTTATTTGTTGTTCATTGAGTTTAAAGTTAATACCTAATTTACTCAAATTAAACAATACATCACCAATAACTACTGTATTTACTGATTTCTCCTCAGCTTGAATTTCAGGTGTATTTGGTATTACTAATTGTCTTGAAGACGCTTTGATAAAATTCTCATAAGTATCAAAGTAACCTTCCATTAAATAACCTAATTCATCACGGAAAGGAACAGTAAACACATCATCTTCTACTTCTTGTTCTTGTGTTTCTTCTGTAGATTCTGTATTATTTTCATTTGTTAATTCTTCAGTATTTCCTGTTATCTCTTCATTTTCGTTAGCTAATTCTTCATTACTTTTATTAGCCACTAATTCATCAGAGTTATGAATTATATCTGCATTATCTACACTTTGTTCATCAGGTAATAATTCAGTATCGCTTAAATTAGTATTCCAGGGTAACCAAGTAGTTACAAAATTCAGACCGTTAATACCTTCATCACTAACTGATTCTATAAACTGCTTTATAGTTCCTATTATATTTATCTTACGTTTATCTGTCTTACTTAAAATGTCATTTAATTTGGTAATAATATCTTCCCTAGATAAACCATCTGATATGTCTATTTTGTTAGGTAATATGTTATACCATAAGTCACTCTTATCTGTACCATATTCAGTAATTAAATTACTGGTCTGAGAATCTCTAACCCCTTTTTTATCTATAGCTATATAATATGGTACAAATCTTTTATTACTTGCTAATTCATAACCAACATATTTGTATACTACAGTAGTTTCAGGGTTATTTGGTAAGCCGTATTCTATTTTTACATAAGGAGTAAAGATAATGTCACCATGATTATTAACTGTATTATAGTTATCGGTAGGTTTTCCTTTAAACATTAGTGCGTAAGATATATTTCTACCATCACTAGTTTTTATAGTTTCACTAGAATAAACACTGACTATATCCTTTGTATTTATAGTAGGCACTATACTATCATTAAACCAATTGTTTAAGAATACATCATCTAGATTATAATCAAAGGAATCACCGTTTAGTTCATCCATTGTTTTTCTTATATAATCTACATAACCCATATCCTGTTTGATAGAGTTAGGTATAAACTTGTTTAATGAGTTAATAGTACGATTATCACCTGACGCAATAAAACTATAAACAACTAAATCTTTAGCAAATTGAGATATTTCTGTATTATCATTAGTCAATAAGTCCTCAAAATATTTTATACCTGCTTCATCAATTATATTGGAATCTGCACTTAATGTTACTATTCTTATTGAATTTGGTTTATCGAATGAATCATATGAAGTCTTAAATACTGGTTGCAGTATATTTAATAACTCATTGTTTATTCTACCGCTAGCATCTAATAATTCAGGATATTTGCCAGATAATATGTCATTTTTTAATGTAGCTAAACGTTTTGCGATATTGTTCTCACCATAAAATAAACTGTAAATGTCTATGTTATTATCTTTTGCATATTGTCTGATAAAATTTATTTTAATATTAGATTCCATTAAATTAGCTACGGTATTAGACATATCTGTATTAGCATAATTACTAATGCCTAATAAATTTAACATTAGATTATGATACTTTGAAAATTGATGGGTACCTTTTATTACTAGATTTTGAAACAAACCTTTTGCTAAATTTATACTGTTATTGGTTTTTACGTCTAAAAAACCATTATACCAATATCTATTTAAACTAGCAGAAGTAAATACTGAATTATTATTTAAAAACCTGTTTATACGTAAACCAAAAGACTTTAATAAAGTAAGGTTATTACCGTATTTTTTAGTATCTATCTGTGATACCTGTACCATTTCAGATAATGCATCTGAATATACAGATAAAGCATCAAATAGTTTAAAGATTCTTAATTGATCATAGTAATAGTTAAAATCTTTATTTTCTGGCTTTATATTTGTATACTTACGTAACCATTTCCTGGTAAGCATATTACCAGATAATAATTTTAAATCTATATTATAACGACTCTGTTTCAATATTTGGTCAATCATCGCTACTTGATTATTATCTGTAGCTTTTAACCTAGCTTGTGTTTCATACTGTTTGAGTACTTTCTTTATAGCTTCTTTACGTCTATTTGATTTACTTTGATTTATATCAATACCGTATCTACCATTAGTATTGTTTACCGCATTAGCAACATCCTTAAGTATATCTTGTGATAAAAAGTAAAAGGTTGAATCACCAATACCTGTACGTAGTAGGAAATTACACATATTGTACGTGTATTGATTAACGTTTAGGCGTATAATATAAGGATCTTTAGCTACGTCTACAAATGCATTGATCATTGCAGATAACCAGTCTAATATGCGTTTACCATCCTTACCATATATACCACTTAAATTACTTATATTATATTTTTCAAGTAATTTACTTGTGTTAAATTCTAGACCTGCTAATTGTGTTAATACATGATTAGCATTATTTAATGCAAATGGTCCTATACCTAACTTACCTGTAGTATACTCTAGTTTTTTACTTAATTGAAATCTAGGTGATATATATTTGTATGGTACATAAGGATCTGATGGTTTGTTTTTTTCAATGTCTTTTAATATATCATTCTTAAGTGTACTAGTCGCAGTATCGATTGACATACGTGTTTCACCTACTGTCTTTTCATCTGTTATTAATGTCATAAATGTTTGTAATAACAGATTTTGTAAAGCTTTAGGTGAATTATTTTTGTATGCTGATTTACCTTTAGTTTCTTTAGATCTATCAAATTCTATCTTTTGACCATCACGATTAAAGTTAAACCTTGCTATATAACACTTATCAATGTCGAAGTCAGAACCAGTAAGACCAGTAAACTCATCAGGTAATACTATCGTATCACCTATATTTGAAGGTAATACGTCTACTATTCTTAAACCTGATATTGATGCTGTACCTTGAGTAGGTATACGATAACCTAATGCACACGGTTCTGCATTATTACCTATTATACCTTTACTCATCAACCATTTGCGTTGATTTTCAAAGTCAGTCATTTTAATTTCATCTGGTATTATATCCTTGAATAGATTTATTGATATGATACAGTCCATACTACCATCGTCATTCCTAAAATTCAAGGGTTTACCGTCATTTAGGTATATAGCACTGTTAGAAAAGTCCTTTTTACCTTTTAAGCCAAATGATGACATTTGAATAAACGCACCACCAGGTGTAGTAATATCTATAGCATGTTTATTAATTAATGATACAAATCTACTTTCTATCCAACTACTATTTGATAATGCTGATAAAGGTATAATAAAGTCACCGTTTTCATCTACGTCAAGACCTTCAATTATTGATGACGGCATATTTGAGTTAATGGCATCTTCCCTTAACATTTTTGCTAAATTGCTATAACTACTGAAAACATAGTCACCATCAGCATTTTGTTTTGCACCAAGTAACTTAAGTATATCTTTTACGCCTAGATTTGATAATTCATTTATAGAATTGAAGTAGTCTTCACGTAATTGTTCACCAGTTATTTCATACTTAGTACCCTCTTTGTAAGTTCTATCTGTTACTAGATTGGACATTGATGCTTTAATAAACTGCGTACCAGCATGAATTTCGGCAGTATGATGAGGATCAGTTATTAATTGTCTACGTAAATATTTAAACTCTTGATTATATATATGCATATTATCAAGACTATTTATACTTTCCATATTTAAGTCAGTATAATAGTCTGATTGCTGCCTATTACCTACCTTTACCGCTGATTCAAAAGTTATCATATCAATTGGTTTAGCAGGATCATTCATTTTATTGTATAGATCTGCTAAATCACCATATGCAAAATGCTTGAATAATGGGAAGATTGCCATTTTATCGAATATGGGTACATCCAAACCTAAATCAGATAAGAACGTATCTCCCATATACATCATCTTTAATGGTTTAATTGATGCTTGTATTGCTTTTCTATATAATTCAGAATCTGATAACCAAGACGTATCTTCACTAGTAAGTAAATCAAATGCCTCTGCAACTTCATCATTCCATTCACCAAGCATTTGTACAAGGTCTTTGTACATTTGTGGTCTTATATATACTGCTGCATCTGCCTGATTAATATTACCTTCACCCTTATCGTTAGTTCTGTATATCTTTGTATTAAAATCTGCATTATCTTTTGCGATAGAAACAGCTTTTAAATATGTATTATAGTCATTATCATCAAGTTCTGCTTTTGCTAAGTTTTCATCTTTTGAATATGCTATAGCTTTTTCTTCACTTACACCTAAATATTCTTTTATATAATCACGTTTGTAATTTTCAAAGAATAAATCGTATAAATGATCCGCTATACTAGATTTAACCATGTTGTCATTCAAAGCAGCTACTGTAAATGTAGTTCTACCTGATAAAGGATGACCTATAGCCCAATCTGTACGTAAATTATCGCCAGTTGAACTTACAGCTGACAAACGTTTAATTTTAGCATCTGTGTCTTTATGATAAGCAGGGTCTTTACTAAATAGTTTTTCAAATTCAGTAATAGATACAGCTGAATTAATAGCATAATCAGCAATCATATCTAATACAGCTATAGAATGAGCATTATTAGCTATATCTGGATTTGAGCTACCTTTATATTTCTCTGTTAAATTATCAATTTCTGTTTGATCTAATAATTTATTCTTTAAACTAAATATGTTTGCTTTACCATTGTTAAACTCTATCAAACCCAATGATTCAGCAAAACGTAATTCATTAGCTACCATTCTGTATAATAAATCATTTACATAGTAATGTTGTGTATCTAATGATTGATTAAAGAATATTTCTTTTACTTTTTCAAGACCTATTTGTAAATTAGGTGAATCATCTAGTATTTGGTTGAAGTCTACAAATTCTACTCCGTTGGTAGTATTCATATATATACCATTGAAGTATCTGAAACGTAAACCATTACCTTCACCTCTTGCGTGTTTACCTTTAAAATAATTCTTAGGGTAGTCTTTTGGGTCTAACTTCTTATTACCATTTTCATCAGTAGCATTCATTATTTCCATAGCGTGCTCTATGGCGTATAATTCAGCTTTAGCATATTCTATAAACTGATTTACAGTAGACGAACCAAAGTTCAAAGTATTATCCCTAAGTTTTATACCTTCATGGAATAGTCTTATACCCTGTAATACGAAATAAGATTTTTTATCAGCTAATGTAGGAGCAATTAAGTAATCATTACGTGTTAAGGTCATTTTGGTTATATAGTCTTCTATAGCAGTAATAGATACATAATCACGACCTTTATCACCTTTACCTTCTTCAGTAAAGTTAACTAATGTTTTTATATGTAAATTAAGTTTATTACCAAGACTCCTAGCTTCATTTAAAGCACTTAGTACTAATGAACCATAACCTGACTTACCTGTGTTATACGCTACACTAGATAAGTTAGAAAGCATATTAGGATCATTGTTTAACCACCTTACCATATCAGTAAGATAACAGTTCTGTGATATTTCGTATAACTGAGCATTATTAGGACCTAATACAGTAGTTTCTTCGGGTCTTGGGTGTAACTTAGCATATGACTCTGCAAATACACGTAATATAGGTGATTGAGCAAATAATTTAGTATTATCTAATGTCTTATCTAAACCAAACTTTGCACGTATAGTAGTAGCTTTATTATCCGCTATATTGTTTATTACTGTATTAAATAAGTAATATAAGCTATTGTTACCTTGTTTAGTAAGTAATGATAATAATGCATTACCTTCATTTAAGTTAGTATATTGTTTATTATTGTTTAGTACGTCATTTAAAGTTATATCGTCAATTGCTATACCAGCATCATTAAGTACAGATACTAGTCTTGATTTAGCATTAGATATGACTTTAATATCACTGATATTCCTCTTTAAATCTTCAGCAATTTGATTATATCGTGTAACTAAATCTTTTACTTTACTTTGTATCGGTTCTTGTGCTTTATTAGTAAAGAACTTAAATAATTTATTATCACCAAAGAATTGAGATGACCATAAAGCAGGATATATACGTTTGGCTCGACGTAAATTAGAATCACCTACTCTAAACTTAGATTTTCTACCATTACTTGTATTTTCATATTCATAACCAATGTGAATAAATTCATGAATATGGCTCTTTACAGTTTGATATATTTGTGTTTCTAAATTTACGTCTTTATTTGTTTTTAATCTGTTACTTAATGTTCTATAAAATGCATTATCTTTACCTAATGCATCTACAGTACTTACTATTTCTTCATATGTTTCACAATTATGCAAATCTCTTAACATAGTATTCCATGTTATATCGAAATTTACAAACGTTGGTAAACCAGTAAGAGGATCTGTTACTAATTCTAATTGACCTTCAGCGTTTATTCTTGTATTTGGTATAGTAGACATAAATATTTTAACACTAGCTAGTGCATTATTCTTCTTGGATACTTCCATAGAATCAATAATATGTGCATTAATACTATCACCAACTACATTACCACCATCTATCTCTGTTACATTTTCGTTTACATTCTTATCTATTTCTCTTATAGATAATGCTGATAATTTAGCTTTTATAGCAGGTATGAATATGCTTTCAAAATTATCTACTATTTCCTTACGTACATTCCGTTGCGAATCAGTTAAATCATCATTTAATGATGCTTTTAGCCTGGTATATACAGTATTGAAATCTATTTTATTTAAATCACTAGAAGTAACTATATTATTAGTAAGAAATGTATATGCTTTTAATGCTGATACAATACTGTCGAATGCTGCATAATTTGGTATAGTACTGAATTGAACACCATTAAACGCGAAAGGAGCACCGCCATCTTCACCAAATAACCGTTGAAAATTATCATACGATGTTTGATTGATTGAAGATAATGCTAATTTACCATTTGTTATAGCTTTAAATAGTTTGTTAATATTTATTTTGCTAGTAGTAGATAATGCTTTATTTAAACCAAACATACGTTTAAATAAGTCTAATTTAACTTTTTCAGTACCTTTTAAAATGTCTTCATATCTACCATCTGATAATATATATTCCCTATATTCTTCAGCTAATATTTCTTCAACCTCTTCATTAGTTAAATTAGGTTGACCTAACTTCTCACGTTTCTCAGTATATATTTTATTACGTTGAGCAGGTGTTAATAGCAGTAAAGATACCCTGTGAAATGCTTCATGAAATGCTGTACCTTGCTCTGCTTTTTCATATAACAATATTGAATCCCTGGTAGTAAGACCCATAGCAGTAGTTCCTGCGTTAGCCACATTTATAACGTCATTTACTACTTGTACATTATTACGTACAAATATATTACCAAATATACGTTTTAAAACCTTTAATTCATTTGCTATATCTGCTACAGTATAATCACCACGTATAATTAATTTTGGTACACCTAATAATTTATTTAAATCGTCGAATGCTGATGGTTTTTTAGTAGCAGGCTTCTCAATAGTATTACCTTTATCGTTTATTACTTGTTTCTTTTCAATAGTAGGTTCATTTGGTTTTTCTACTACTTCTACATCTTCAATATATGAAAAAACATCTTTGAATAAATTATCATCTAAATCTGAAGTAAGGTATTTATTCTTTATTGCCCAAGCTAACCATGACAATCCTCTTGGATGTGCTTTATCAGTTACTATCTTATCTCCTTCTCTAACTAAACCAACATCTGCTAATTCTATACGAATACCACTGTTACCCAAATTCATTACGTCAACATTGTTCATTATAAACCATCTACGTAATCCTTCAGCGGTTTCATTCATATAACCAAAAGACCAATCTTTATCGAATGCAAAATGTTGATTATCCATTATGTACTTGATTACTTCTTCACGTATTTCAGGATTATTACGTATATCTTCATCGTAGTACATATTAGTACCGAGTACTATACCGTTATTTTCTTCATTACGATAAAACTGTTTTGGTAACAAGAAGCCATAGTTTGTTATATCGTTTACTTTAGTTTTATTACCAAAATGAACTATAAAACTAAGTAATTGTCTAACAGTAAAAGGAGTATTTTCGTATTGTTCATCAGCTGCACGTAAGTTAACTGCTAATTCTACTATAAATTCTGCAATGTCACGACTATCTTTGAATTGCATCTCATTTAACTTAATAGCAGTATTAGATTTACCAGTAATAGCGTTAGACTTACCAGATGGTGTATTAGCTGCTGGTGGGTAAATATATATTTTACCTGATGCCCCTAACCCAGGTAGTATATTACCAGTACCATCAAGTATTTTAAACATACCACGCAAACCAGTACCAATACCTATCGTAACTTCATTAGTATCTATTGCGTAAATATTATCAGGTAAACCCAAGCCTTTTATATCAAATAAACTACGATTTACTACTTTACCTTTTTCTTTCCTATTATTAAAGAAACCATTCGTACGTCTTATAGCGGTAGCTACTAACTTCTGATTTTTCTTTAAGTTAATATACTTTTCTACTATTTTATTCCTAAATGTACGTAGCCTTTCAATTTCACCATCACGTGGCTTCAAACGAGTATCATTGGCTATAGACTGTGGCGTCTTTAATGCTGCGATATACTTATTACCATTTTTAGCAGTAATTGCTATATATATGGCTGCATCATCCCATGTTTCAGGATGTCTTTCATCATAGTTAGATTTACCATATTTTTCTACTATTATTTCAGTTTCTGCATCATCCAACGCATGAGGATCTGATATAAACTCTATGAATTCTTTACCTGTTTTATAACCAGGTTTCATAGGTTTTTTTGAAGTAGGATTTACAAACAATGTGTGTGATACTCTATCACCATTGCCTGTACCAGCATCTTCGATAATATTTTGTGTATCGTCAGGGTTTATTTGTAATATTGTATTTATTTCATCTGTAGTAGAATCACCTAGTTCTTCAACTTTAGTACCTATCTCAGTAAGATCTTCTGGTATATCATTGCTTGCTATTTCATTTTCAGTAGGAACTACACTTGTGGGTATATTTGTAGTACTTTCTGTTACTTCTTTAAGTTGATCTTGTTGTGTTATATTATTGTCTTCGTAATTATTAACATCATCTGCATGTCTAATTACAATAGGTTCATCAATATTAAAAGAATCTACATATGAAGTACTATCCATATCCTTAACATATGGTACTGCTTCAGGCATACGTCTAGCACCTTCGTAGAAGGCTTTTAGGTACGGTTTAACGGCTTCTCCTAAATCGTTGATCATTTCATTAGCATACTCTGCAAAACGCCTTGTACCAGCCTCTAAATGGTACATAGTCATGCGTATACCAAGTAATAATCCTTCAGGATCTAAACCTGAGTTTAATTGATTTAATTTATCACGTAATCTACGTCTTAGATCTTCATATTCTTCTTTAGTTACTATCTTATTATCTGCACCGTATGCTTTCTTTTCTTCCTTAACATTATCTTGTACATTATCATCTGTGGAAGGTACATTTGTAGTGTTTTCTGTAGAAATATCAGTTTCGTCATCTACTGACGTATCATTTAAACTATCCCAAAATGATGAACTATCTGTAGAACTATCACCACTTTGTCTAGCATTATTTTTTGTATCTGCTTCTACCTTATTTGGTTTTGCAGTATCTTGTTGATTTGTTTGATTATTTTGATTTTGTGTAGTGTCTTGTTTTGTAGGTTCAGTAGTAGGTTGCTGTGTAGAAATACTTGGTTCATCTGGTCTTAGAGAAACTCTTTTCTCTTCAAACTCATTTAAACCAAATTTCTCTCGTACTTCAGCCATTAAGTCTTCGGCTTTACGATTTGTATTTTCAGTATCTACTATTACTGGTTTTTCTTCAGTATCTGGTACATATTCTTTTTGTTCAGTAGAATTATCACTTACTATTTCATTAGTATGGTTGTGTTCTACTTCGTCTACTACTTGAATATCATTTTCGCTATTACTGAATGTTATTTCATCCTGAGCAGTTATTTGACCGTTTTCTCTAGCTGCTTTTCTATATTCATCAATACGATTTATGATATATTGTTGACTTTCATCATACTGTTTAGCATTGTTCTTTTTACGTTTACTTGGTACTGCCGTACCATTTAATTTACGTTGTTCAACTATATCTGTATTTAAATTGTATTGTGATACTTCTTTGTTTACTGCTTGTGTAAGACCAGCTTCCAATGTAGCAGAATTAAGCAAAGCTAAATCGTTATCTTCATTTATATTTATACCATTAGCCTTAGCGGTATTTTCTATAACTGTATTTAAAGCTTTTAACTTATTATCTAAATAAGTACTAAATTTCTTTTGTGCTTCTTTAGCTTTATCTGATAGTGTTATACCTTCTTTAGAGGAATTTATAGATGAATTTAAATCTGTCTTTATTTGTTCTATAGCATGTTTACTTAGCAATAAGTCATTTAATAATTTATAAGTTTCTTGCTTTTCTTTAGGTATTAAATCAAGATAACTTTTTAAATTCTCATCAGAATTATATAAAGTAGCTAATTTACTTTCTGCTTCACTTAAAGATTTAGTAGATTCTGTTATTCTATCTTGAGTATTAGCAATTAAACCAGCTAATATAGCATGATCTTCAGATCCATATCTAGAAATAGATTTCATTAATTTCTCCATATGAGGAGAATTAGCTATGCTCATTATTCGTTTAGCTCTAGCTTTTTCAGCATCTATATCTTCAGCAGTAACACCTTCTGGTAAGTTATACTTGAGATTATCTATTGCGTCTAATACTTCTTTTTCTTTACCTTTTAACTTCTTGTCAACATATATACGTGCTTTATACATGTTGTCTTTACTAGTTATTTGGTCGATTACTGCTTTACGTACTTTATTATTAGCTATTATCTCTCTGTTTAGTTCTTTAGCAGTAGTTATAGTATTACCTACACCACCAAATAAAGCACCCATCATCCTACCAGCAGTAATGTTTTGAAAGAACTCTTCATCGTTCATTAATGAAGGATCACCAAATATACCTAATTGTGCTTTACCTACTTCCCAGTTTGCTTCAACATTATCTAATGCACCTTTTAAAACACCAGTAAATCCAGAATAATCACCTTTATATTCTCCTTCAGCAAATTTTTTAGACAAGTAATACTGAACACCTTCTTCCTGACCTTCCAATGCTGCTACAGTACCAACTCTGACAGTACCGCCACCTAATTTGTTTATTATTCTACCTGTTGGAGTGGCTTTTAAAAACTTTTTACCGCCACGCATAAATTTTGCAGGCTTACTTACACTATAATCAATATAATTTGTAAGTGCTTTGTTTGCTTTAGCAATAGGTTTTGTTACAGCACCAGTAATAGGAGCTAGTGTTTTATTTAACACCTTACCTACAGGAAGTACAGTAAGTGAGGTTTGTACTATATCTGAAAGTCCTAAAGCCATATTTTGTTTGTATAAGGCATCAAGACCTTCTTTGTTAACCTCTTTTGATTGTGCTAGTATCTTACCAAATTCAGTAGATGAATCAGTTCTAGTGGACAATATATAATCTAACATGTCTTCACTACTCATACCATCAGAACTACGACCAGTCAACTGTTCGAATTGTTCTGCAATCTGTGAGTACATGTCAATGTTCATTTTATTCATATCGTCCATTACTTTGGATTTATATGCTTGATACACTTCCATTTTGGACTCTGTATCACGTTGACGATATGTGTTATATGTAATTATACCAGCACCTATTGCTGAAGTAATCCAAGAAGCTACTTCTGCTGCCAAAGCTGCCTGTGGTCCACCATTAAAAGCAGCGTATTTAAAAGCTTGTTTAGATGCATATTGAGTTGCTAATGCTGTAGCATAAGATTCTGCCATTTGTTGTGCTGATACAAATGAAGAACCTAATGTCTCAGGCATCTTGTATAACCAAGAATCTAATGAAGTAAAAGAAAAATCTGTATCATTAGCAATATCCTGATACTGCTTTGATGGTACACCACGTTCTTTTACATTATTCTGTAATTCTTCAATTTCTTTTAATTGTGAATCCCTATGTTCATAATACCACTTTAAATTAGTATCTAGTCTGTTTATCTCGTCATCATACGAGCCAGTAGGTTTATCACCATATTTATTAACATATTCTGTATATTGTGGTTCTAATTCGTATAGTCGATCTGCTGCTATTCTATATTTTTCAGCTGTTTCTTCATTAGGATTAGCTGCATATTCTTTCTGAAGTCTATCAACTTCTTTAGCTAATTTTACATAATTTAGCCTATATTCTAATGAATTTATGGCTTCATTTGTATTAGTTACTAGATCTGCTCTTATACTATCTGCTTCACTAGTATCTTTAGTGTTAGCAAAAGCTTTCCAACTATCTGAAAACCAATCTATGATTCCTTCAACTTCTCTTTTTTGATTAGGTTGCAAGTCATCATTAAGCCCATTATAAAAATCATAGCCTTCAAGAGAAGGCGTATTTAAGGGAATAGTAGAAGATGTATCTTCAGCCTTATACGCCATCCTTGAACCAGCATTTCTTTCTATAACAGGATTTAATAATCTTTCTTTATCCATGTTAATATTATCGTTTAAAAACTAAAAATCTAGACCAAAACCAAATGATCTTGTATCTTGCCATTCTAAACTTTTACCTCCGACAGTAGTACCAAACTTGTCTTTTATGTCAGCGGCATTCTGTCTAGATACAGTCGAATTTTCACGCGGTATTGGTGCGGTTGCTTCTATTACATAATAATCACCTGTCAAAGGTGGCATTTTAGATTCATCAGTAATAGATCCCCAACTTGTTTCAGCACCATACTGTCCTTTAACTTGAGATTTACTATAGAATTTAGATGATACATTTTTTATTGGTGTAATACCAAACGTATCTTCAAACCAATCTTCATCAAAACCTGCATCATCCATTTCTTTCTTATTAACAAACACTTTGACTTTCTGATATTGATTTTTATCGTTATTTGTACCTATATCTTCAAAACCTAAACCACTAGGTACTACTATGACATTATTTAAATTTTTAAATACTCTATCGAAGTCTTTATCATCACTTTTTAACCTTGTAGTTTCTTTACCTAATACATCTAAACCAAATCTAGTAATAGGTGTAAACTGCTTAGCAGTTTTATAAGAGAAACCTTGTGTTGGTACACCATTGTCATCTAACATAACAATATTTGAAGCTTGATCGCCCATTACTCTTTTAATATAGTCCATATCTGATATAGGTACTGATATATCGTTTACCAATTTATTTGATGAACTATATAAGTTTTTAGTATTTATTTTGTTATTCTCTATTGTACCACCATTTATCATTATACTCCTTAAGTCAGCTTTATAGGAATCTTGTATCTCTCTGTTATAATTTTTTAATCTGTCACTATATGTTTTTGCATGTTGCATATAAGTATTTGCTAATTCCTTATTACCATTTTGTGCTGCCTCATTTGCTCTTAATATTGCATCTTGATATAAATATTGATTTCTTTCAATAGGTGTCATTTCACCATTCCAATACCTTGTTTTTACAGAATATTTAGCTAATGCTTTATTTGTCTTATCAAACAAGTTAGGATTCTTATACAAATTAGCAGCAACATCATCAGATAAATATGCTGCAACAGCATCACTAGTCATTACAGGTTGTTTTGGTGCTTCGTCATCATCACCATACTGCTTAGCAAATGCGCGTTGTTTTAACCTATAATTGAGTGCATCCCAATAGTTCGAATTAGCAACGCGTTTTTCCTTAAGTCTATCTCTTTGAGATTGTACAATCATATTGTAGGCATATTCTTTATCTGACATACCATCTGGTATAATACCCTCTTGTCTAGCTTTTTGTAAATGTTTTTGCACTTCTGGTAACTGATATAACTCATTTATATGATTATTAGCCACATCCCTTAAATCTTGCGGTTTAATACTGTAGTATTCCCATTGACCACCACTCTTAGCTTCATCTAAAGTATATTCCAAATCTTCAAAGTAAGGATTAGCTATTTCCTCCCAACTACGATAAGCCATTTGTGGTATATCAAATAAACCTTGTGTAGCAGTGTCCCAATTAGTTATTATATCATACGTATTGTCTTGCCACCTAGTATCGTATGTACGCCATGCTTCATCTAGCATTTGTGCATTCTGACGTAATTGTGATAATAACCCATAATCCCTATTATTTATTGCAGAATTTATTAACGACCTACCTTCTGCTGTTTTCAATAAATCTGGGTTATCTGCAATCCTGTTTACTATATTTTGAATAGGCTTATTTACTTCTTGATCCCATCTTTCCATATCTCTTTGTGAACGAGAAGTAAAATAACCGTATTTTTCACGATCTTCCTTTAATGCTTGTACCTGCCGGTCATACTCTGTCTTATAAGCATTTGCAACAGTATATAATTGTTCAAATGGTATAGGTACATAAGTATTAATAAAATTAGCCTCAGCAGGTCTAGTATATAAATTAGTAGCCATTATCCTTTACGTTTTTTATTACTACGTTTACTTATTTTACGTTTACTGCCATATTCATTAAGTATGTCAATTATGTCTTGTTCACCCATACCTAATTCAGCCATTTTCTCCCACACAGCTAATCCTGCCATATCCCTATTTCTTTGATTAGACATTAATTGCTGGTTTTGTATAAAGTTACTTAACTGACTCAAACCTGTACCAATCATAGCTTCGTTAGTTGCTTTAGCTCTAGCATTAATATCATATGCATATCTTGCTGCATCTTCATTGAATTGTCTAGCATACCTATTTGCTTCAGCAATTTGATTACCTACATTTAACATAGTATTTGCAGTTTCAGCTTTATACTGATTTTCTATGTTATTCTTTCTAGCATATGCTTCTGCGTCAGCCCTCATCCTACCAGCAGTTAGTGCTACATCAGCTGCTACGTTAGCACCAGTATTCGTATTATATTTACGTATATTATTTCTACCTATAGCAGTCTGTACTCTATTCTGTTCTAATTCAGGATTTATATTATAATACCTATTACGCATCGTACGTATTGCACTAGCACCAAGTGGATTATAGAATTCAGCAGATCTAACAGTAGTAGGTTCTACTGTATCGTAGTCTTGTAAACCTTTGGCTATATTATACCCTACCGGGGCTAATGTAGCTAAACCTGTAGCAATATTCGACCAGTTATTATTAGCCCAATTACGTAAATTCTCTCTCCTAATTGCTCTACGTCTCTGTTTAGCTGTATCATCTAATATAGGATTTTCTATTAAATCCTGTTCTACCAAACCATAGTTTATATCAGGTACAGTAAAGGTATAGTCTATACGATCTGTACCATTTACGTATTTAGGTAACTTACTTTTCTTTTTAGTATTTTTCATACCTTCTTGTAATGCAAGTAATTTATCATATTCTCTATTTGCATATTTCTTATTCAATTCGGCAGTGGTTTTAGCTATAGATCCATTAGATTCATTCTTCTCTGCTTTCTTTATAATATTATCTAACTTTCTACCTTCTGATGCAAAAGACTTGTTTGTACCAGGTATTTTAAGCTTATCTGACAGTATTTGAGAGCCTTCTGGTAGACTAGCTAACACGTTGTCTGTAACGTTGCTGCTACCCTCTGTAACAGTGTCTATGGTGCCATCTGGCGTACGTATTACTTCATTATGATCAACTATAGCGTTAGGTTGCATTACAACTCCACCTTTAGCGTATGTATTAGCTATTTGAATATTATCTGCATTATCTGCTTCATATTGATCACGTAACATCTGATTTTGTACATTCAACATGTTTACATCTGCTTGTCTTTCTGCTTCAGCCCTACGTTCTGCTTCAGCTTGTTCTGCTGCACGTACTTCAGCTCTACGTTTACGTACTTTACGACGATTAAATAACGATTTGATACCACCTACTAAACCACCCACAGCCGCACCTATTGCAGTACCTATACCAGGTATAACACTACCTGCGGCAGCTCCAGCGGCTGCACCACCGCCAACATTACCTATCGCACCAGCTGTATCGTAGCCTGTACCACTACGGTCTATATATGCAGGTTGATAAGTGTTCATTACGTTTGCTTCACGTAATTGATTTAAATAATCGTTACCACTGTTTACTGATGTATTATAGTTTATTGAATTTCGTATCCTTTCTGCATCTTGTTCATGACCAGTAGTCATATTCATTGAAGATGCTAAGTCAGTAATAACATTACCTAAATAACCTGCAACAGTACCAGTTATATTTGGATTACCACTATTTGTACTTGCAGTACCTGGTGCATATTTTGGTAACTTCCGTTTTATATTTTTTTTCTTCATATTATAGATGTGAATATCTGTATGACGTATTTATATACGGTATAGATATATTACCGTCATTTTTTAAACCAAATAATACTTTTAAGTATTTCCCACGCAATCTATCTGCAAATTTAGTTTTATTGTTACTCCTAGGTACATTTAAATTATATGAACTTTCCCTTAAACTAACAGTAGGGTTATCTATTGTACCTGATGATTGAGTTAAAGTTTCACACAGTATATTATTAAATTTACAATCACCATTACCAGTAAGAGTAATATTATCAAATACTTTAGTATTACTAAAATTTTCATTAACTACATATTGCAAACTACCGTAATATATGTTATCAAAGAATTCAGGTATAGTATTGGCATTGTATTTATGTAATTTGCCAGTATAATTTTCATTACTTACGAATATGTAATCTTTAAAGTCTAATTTCCATTCAAAATTAAATCCTGTAACTGTACTAAATGCTTGTATATATTCGCTAAATACAGGATTCTTTTCTTCATCGCTTATATTAAATACTGTTTCATTATATTTTTTATCATACAAAGCATTTAACGACACAGGATGTGATATAGATTCCAGTAAAGTATTAATGTTTTTAACTTTAGACAATATAGTGAAATTACCATTATAGGAATATATTTCCTTGTTAAGAGAATTATACCAATATAAAGCATTATCACTATTTATCATAGTATTTACTGCTTGTATATCTATACCATATAGTTCACTTATATAATCAAATCTACCAAGTAATGTTCCTGTACCTAATACAAGTTCACCAGGATTATTATCTTGTATCAAAGATCTTTCATTGGTACTTACTATACCAAATGCTTTATCTTGAAAATAAAATAATCTATTCCTAAAGTTTTTAAGTTTATTTATACTACCATAAGTAGTATCGACGTCTATATAATCTAATGGTTTGAACATTAACCAACTATCATTTTCTTCGTCGTTTGTTTTAGGTTGACTCACATATATCCTACTATCAAACGTTTTATTATCATCATCTTCATCTCTATCTGCTGTAAATATTTGTGCAGTAGGATTAGCTGAATATGCTGTATTATACTGATACATATCCTCGTTCTGAGAATAAGTTACATTAGAACTATAATTGCCAGCATATAACTGTAAGTATTTCTCCTGCGTTTCATTATACGTTGGTGGTACTCTTAAATTAGTATTTATTGATGATTCCACAGGTATATAACTTATCGTAGACATACGTTGTGCTTTAGCATTAGCGTCAGCATTCCATAGTCCTTGATAAGCAGTAATATGCTCAAATATATTTATAAAAGTATCTCCGCCAAATACAGGAGCTGTAACACCACCGTTTACATTCCAACCTACAAACCAACCGGTACTAACATATTCGGTATTTACTCTGGAACTATAAGTTTCACCACCATATACTGAACCGGATCTTTTTATATTTACTAAAAATGTACTTGCAACAGATAAACTTCTCCTAGCATTATCACCACTAAGTTCACTTTTATATGAACCCCATATACCGTATATCTGATCATGTAAATCATCGGAATTAAATAAAGCACATACACCAAATGGACCGCTTTTTGCTGAATCCATAGACCCAGTACCAAAATAAGTGTCATAATAATTTACATATGTATCACCACCAATAATCGTAGATAAATAATTCATTAGCTCACTAGAATCAGTCTTACCTAAAAATTCAGTTTGATTCATATTAGTAGGTAATACTATATCGTTAATAGTTGCTTTGATATTGCATATATTCTTATAATATTGCGTACTAGCAGAATCACCTACTGTTATATCTATCGTAGGTTCATAATCATAATATTTTGCTATTAAAGCATCTTCGTAATATGAAGATACTGTACCACCAGCTAAACTATCAGAACCACGTAAACATACTAAATCGTTATTTAAAACTGTTTTACCAGCGTTTAAATCTCTGCCATTACCATTATTACCTTGCTTCATCACCCTTACTGTACTGTCATCTAAACCGTAGTATGAAGTTGCAGCAGAGGCTATATTCATAGTAAGAGAGTAATTCTTAATAGATTCTATAAATGTATCCTGATTAAATACTATCTCTGGTGTAACTAATATAAAATAATTATCTACAACATGATTGCTGATGTTTGTATTTCTATCTGATGATGCATAATAACCGAATTTTGTAGGATATGCTAGCCAAGGAAATGGTCTTAAATTTCTATACTGAGTAGCATCACCACCACTATATCTACATACTTTAGATATTAAGCCTTGTGTAAGTATAGTTCTATCTTGTATATCCCTTTTTGCTCTTACTATTTCTATTTTACTTATTCCTGAAGGTACATTTTTAAATTCAAATTCTAATCCTAACGGTATTATAGACAATTCTACTACTCTATCGTCACCACCTATAGTACCTACTTTTATTTTATCATTTAGACCTATTATAGAATAGTCAGCATCATCGTCAGGTGTTTGTGCATGTACGAATGGCATACGTATATCACCTATCCATTTTACTGTGGATTTTTCACCTTTATCATTATAAAATACACAACCTATACGATATATTTCATCTCTTTGAAAACTACGTAATTTTTGAGCTATTATGTCATTAGAATAATCTAAAGTAGGATATGCTAACATATCGTAATTATTTAATGATATACGCTTTATAGTACTGTCATATTCACTTAATTTACCGTAGTATGGTATATCTATACTATCTGATAAACTATATTGAGAATTAAAATATGTAGTATCTGATACAGATAATTTACCTTCTGTAGGATCTGAACTAGTACTAGTAGTAATATTACACGATGCTGCTAATTTAGTACGTATCATACGATAGCGTACGTTTTTACCTACACCACCAAAGTCTAATGCAGAACCACTTAAATTACCATATACATAATAATCATCGGTATAGTTTTGACTTAAATCACAATAGTTATATGGATTTATACAGTCATGTGTTACTGGTATATCGTCAAATAAAGTACCTGTATTATTAGATAAAAAATCAGTAAGAGATATAGATCTGTTAATTTCATCACTTAAGCTAGATGCTAGCTTAAGTTTCATTTCATTACCTGTATCACTTGGTACATATTTAAATCTATATGCTCTAGCATCAAAATCTATATCCCATGTAGAATCTACAACATTAGCAGCAAAGAGATAGTTATCTTTCTGTTCAATAGTTTTTGGTATTAAACTGATACCAGATAGCGAATTAAATTCTTCTAACGTTAATTCATTTATAATTAATGAACCAGTATCTTTTATTCTTATATAAGTGTATCTTTCTTCAGATAGATATGTAGATGGAGTTAATTTACTTTCGTTTATTATTTTTACTACTGGTAAATCCGTAGTATTCTCATAAAAAATAGAATATACACGTATATAATTGTACGCATTTACGCTTATATAAGATTGTAATGGTATCTCTATCTCTATCCCTTTACCTGAATTAACGTTTGTTTTACTACCTTCATAATATCTAGATCCAGAACTATCTGTATTATCAACGTTAATGTAAATCATATCACTCAAAGGTGATAAATTACTTTGAGAACCATTTTTATTATACAGCTGTACAGCATATTGAATTGAACCAGTTTTCAAATCACCTGTAATATAACCTACAAACTCTGGTTTTGGTACAAACGATACTGATTTAGAAGAAATGTTATTATATTTTGTTAATTCAGTAATAGGATTACCTTCATGATCTCCTAATATTTTTGACTCATTAGCTATATTTACATAGTATAATTCGTGCTTTTTGTCTGTAAAATATACTTTTATATTGTCATCTGCTTCATATCTAGTTACAAATTGTAGAGCATTACTATTGGTTTCATAATTATTTATATTAAAATCACCATGACATACCTCTATATAACCTTTTTCTGTACCACCAGTGTTTAATAAATCATCTAAACCTATTTTGTATATGTAATTATACTTTACTACACCACTGTTTGTCGTTATAATGCTAGTAGTAACTATAACACCTATGTTCCTTACTGTGGTAGAACCAATTATATAATGTTCACCAGTAATATACGTAGTGTTTTCTTCATATACGGGTAAAGGTAATGCTAAATCTGTACCACTACTAGTAGATACTGAGCTTGTACCAGTCATTAACTGCAATGCACCAACATTATCATTACCTTGTTTTATAACACGTATATTAGTAGCATATTTGTATGAATCAGCTTTAATTAATGATTCATCCATATCTGTATTCATACCACCAGTAAAAGTGTTAGTGGCTATGTTACCGTTAAATGACTTATGCATAATTAGTTATTATTATATATTTCTTCTTGTTTATTACTATAATAATAGTACGTATCATGTGAATCTATCTCAGGTATCAATCTCAACCATACATTTTGTATAGTTTTCATTGTATCTCCACTAGGCATTAGCGCTTCAGCATATGCTTGTTTACAATAGAAATTCCATGAACGTTTTATATCATAGTAAATCTCCCTATTCATCCTACCATTCATATAGTCAGGATACTTTAATTTCATCGTTATATACCAATATATTGCTTCTTGATAAGATATTAAATCAGGTATTAAAGGATAACCATCTTTATCCCTAGGTATAGCATAGTAAGATAACTTTAAATAGCCGTCTCTTTTACTGGTAACTATATAACCCGGTTTAATAGCATATTGAAGCGTATCTAAAGTAAATAACTTATCATCAGATTTAACACCAAAACTGCCAGTAGTAAGTACCATAGGTTGCCAACTTGTTTCATTAGTATTATTTAATGAAAAAGCCACCTGAGCCAAATGATGTAAATCACTAGGCAAGGCGGCTTGGTAGTCTTTTAACTTAAGGTATGGTACTCCGTTTTCACCGGAAGTTTTGTGTATCAATTGTGTTACTGCACCTATTTTTTCAATAGCTTCACCACACCATTCAATCATATCTGAAATGCGTAGTGATTCCTCTTTAATATTTAAGTCAGCCAAAACTTTAGCAATAACACTTCGTGAACTTATTAAATTATAAACCATCCTTCAATATAATCTCTTTCTTTATTCTTTATTATTTGTGCTAATCTGCGTTTATTGGCTCTAGTCATAACTAGTTGATATTTAGTTTTATTTGGTATAATACATTCTTTTTTTAACCAATGACATCTGTATTTCCAACCATCACTGTGTTCGTTCAAATATAGTATTGTTTTACCATATTCTCTAGTCTTTCGGAAATCTATAGAACAGTGTTTGCCATCCCAGTAAGTAGGTTTCGTTTTAATTATACGTATTATACCAATTCTACTAGGTAATTTTACTTCTTCACCACGTTCTATTATTTCATCTCGTATAAACTTGAAATATTCCTCTAATATTTTTCTATATGTTTTATAATCAACCTTATAATTAATATTACTTTTTACTTCATCTAAGTAATATTGATAAAAATCAACTATAGTATATGACTTTCCACTTTTCATCGTTCAACAGTTATATTTTCTAAATCATTAGAACTATTATTTTTAGTATCTGAAGGCATCCTTACCATTATACCAAGTTCTCTTTCAAATATTAACTGTTTGAGTGTAGGTATCATATTAGCTGGCATAGGATACGCTAAATCAGGATTATAACATTTAGTACCATCTGATTTAGTTTCATTTGCTATTGTAGTAGGATCTTCAGCTATTAAACGTACATTTATATATTCTAATAACTTAGGTCCTTCAACATATATATGATTACCCCTTAAATAAGCAACATAATCGTTACAAGTATATCTTCTATCAGGTTGCCATAAAGCTCTCTGTTCAGACATTAATTGAATAGGATTACCATATATATCAGTAACAGATAATAAACCATTACCAAAATGAAAATCTATAGTTTTAGGTATTTCTAATTCTGTTATATGTCTGTATTTATCAGTAGGTAGTTTACTTGGTTTTCCATAATCAACTTTAAGTAAACGTAAACCGTCTAAATTCTGTATATAATTAGGATTTACTTCCCTACCTTTGTCAATATCCTGTTTGATTAGCATTGCTCTGTAGTAGTGAATCCATTGCTCAATTTGTAATCTACTTAGGTTTTCACTTTGTACTACATCACCGTTTCTTATTTCTAGGGCTACATCATCTATTAACGTATTTAATGAGTTGAATGTTGCCATAAATACTGTATTTTTTTACATTCTAGTAATAGTAATTAATATTTTTTTACCTTCTTCAATATATTTGTTAAATTTTTTAACAATATCTATTTCGTACGGTGTCGAATTAATCACTTTTCCTTTTACTTTATTTTCACCAACTATAATACATCCTGCTGAATCTTGTTCTGTATTACCTCTATGAATACGTATACCTATAAAGTGAGGAACATCAATAAGTAAAGGTAATACTCTTTTAAACTTATTAGAATAAGTCATTTTAATTTCATATGTACCAGCAGGTATTGCAGTCTTAGCATATACCTTTTCTTTGCATTTACACGATTGCCCTTTTACTGTATATGGGCAATTCTTTGGTAAATCTCTAACTGCATCTTCGATAGTATCACAGTAATATTTACCATCTATATACAACCTACCTATTGTATATTTATCATTCTGTGCTATCGTTTTTAATTCTATATTAACAGTATTCATTATGCAGTAGGCGTTTCTAATGCTGTAACTCTAGTTTCCAATGAACTTACTTTACCTTCTAAAGTAGTAACTTTATTGGTTAACGTACTTATATTGGTTGTATGTAAACTAACCGTATTAGTAAGGCTAGTTAATTCATTCTGTATAGTAGTAATATTATTGGTTATTTCATCCAAAGTTTCAGTATCACTATTTAATTCTTTTAATTTCTTTTCTATATTAGCAAAAGATTCATTTATTATAGCTATACTTTCAGCGGATGCATTACTTAATTTTCTCATATTATTAACTATTAATAACAACAGGCGAATCAGTTACTATATTAATACCGCCTATAGTTGAACCTTCAATCGATAACTCTTTGTGATTTGGTACTACATTTAATGCTACACCGTCTTTTTGCACAATAATTAAATACCCTACACAATTCATACTATCTTCTGGATGTAATATAATTATTTGACCACGTAATACATTGTGTGCAGTATCAGAACTCAATGTAACCATTTTATCTATACTGTCCTTTGTTTCATCTATTTTTACAATTATATTACCATCACCAGTTTTCCAAGGTAATTTTTGTATTTTCATTACTGTATGTTTTCTTCACTAGAAACCCATTCATCACTAGTAATTAAAGTTTTAAATTCGTCACTATTACTATCGTAAGATGCGTATGGTATTTCTTGTGTTTCAATATCGTCATTAAGTGGCTGTGGAAGCAAAGATAAAAATATACTATCGTGTATCAATGCTTCTGTTCCATCAACATTCATTCTTCTTGTTTCCCAATCAGGATCAATTTCTTTTAATGTTTCTACTGGTACTATATAAAATCTCATAAACTAATTATTTTTATAATGTATATAATTTAGCATCTACTAAATATATTAAATTACTAATGTTTACTTTACTACTCTTATACATTTTGGTAATTTCTATTAATATAAAATCATCTTGTGTACCACCTAAATCTGATGGTTCTTTTGCAGAAGGTGTTTTATATACCGGAGATGAAGAGTTATTAGTAACGTTGATAGTTGTTATAGCTGCAGGTACTAAAAATTTATATGTATTATTAACATTTTCACTATTGTTAAATAGTGCGGTGTTAATATCAATTGAAATTGTTGCTGATGAAATATCGACAAAAAAATTATTACCAGGTTCAGCATCATTGATGGTGTTTGATGTTGTATAACGGAATTTCCTTATAGGTATAGTTTGTAAATTAATATTATTTGCATTACATGTATAATTACCGTTAGAATAATTAATTACTTTAACATATAAAACATTAAAGTAAGTAAAATATAAATATAACGCTGAGCTAGAGATATTAACATAATCTACTCCACATACTGATGCTTTAGATGAATCAACGAGTCTTATATATGTAGCAGTGTTAATTTTGTTAACAAAATCATTCCAATCAGAAGCTACTTTCTTTATCCAATTTGAAATTGTTGCACTAGATGAACCTTCATTAATATTAATTATATCATCCGGTAAATCTAAGTGAATGGGAATCAAATCATTAGCTTCAGCAATCATAATAGTCTTTTCAGCTAAAGAACTTACAGTAGCACAACTTGTTGAATTAAGTTGAATCTTCGATGAATTGCTAATTTCATTTGGTGCTAAATCGGTAAGTTCATTTATGTCTGTATACGTTATTGCCATATTTTTATTAATTAGTGTGAACAGCTTTTATATTATCATAAGTAGCATAGACGTCATCGTAAGTTGCTATGACACCATCTAAACCTAACTGATGTAAATTTAACGGTTCTGATGACATATTATTAGTCAGTGTTATCTTTACACTTCCATCTTTTGCTTCAAATGTTTTATTAGGATAAATAGTTATTGTACCACCAGAAGAATCAACATCGGGATAGAACATATCATTAGGATTAACATATTCGTAGCTTACACCCTCTCCTGTACCTATATTTATAACCTCTGTACTACCTGAGGAATAAGTATATTCGCATCTGTTTATAAAATTTATATTAGTATATTCTTTGGCAGGTAATCTATCAATACTAGCACCAGCTGATGTAACTTGAATAGTAACATCTGTCATTGTCTTAGTATTAGCATCTTGAGAATAACTAACTTCTCTTGTAGCACCAACAGAATTATACGTTGCTCTTATAAATACAGATCTTTGACCACCCTCTGTGTTACCTCTATTTTCAGCAGATAATTGTGAATTTGATAATGAAAATCCTTCAGCACTAGATTGATTTGTGATTTCATATGTAGCTGGAACTAATTTGGTATCTTTATATACACCATTTACATATGTATCCATATAAGCTTTTAATGTTATAGTACTTCCACTAGCAGGAAAAGATACAAAATCCTCAGGATCAGTTTTGATAATTAAACTATATTGGTACGTAGCTTTAGACTGAGTTACTTGTAAATCTACTGTCTTTTGATTATTTATAGTAACATTTGGAGCATTCGTTCGGAATGTAATTGTTTTTACCCTAGGTTGTTCATTTAAATTTTCATCAGAACCAATAAAAATTTCTTGTGTATGTTCAGTAGGTTTCATATAAACATACATGTTACCACCTTCATCCCAAGGGATAACTACTTTGTTATAATCGCTTAAATCCAATGTAGATTCAACAGCAGATAATTCCAACTTTGTAATTAAATTTTCATTGTTATCATTCATAATTTTAATTATTTTATTTAAGCAATATACGGGTATAAACCCGTATAAAGCCTAAATTTATTTACTGCAAAGTTATGCCACAGTAAATGTAGTATTAGTAGTAACTTGTACAGATACTTCACTACCATCTTGTGGTACATCTACTGAAGTAGGACTTATCTCTAACGTAGGATCACCAGCAGTCTGATTAAGTGTAATAGTAGCAGTAACTGAAGTACTAGCTCCCCTTACAGTTATTTGCTGAGCCCTAGTCTCAATTGTATCATTAGCAGTTGCATCTAATTCAATACTAAATGCATACTTTGCAGATGCTCCAGGGTCATCAGTAATTTCAACACCATTTGTCGCATCAGACCCATTTGCAGTATAAGATAAAGCAGAAATATCAGCCGTTATTATTTCCCCGCTACCTTTTGTAAAAGTAAGTGTAGAGGAGTTAGAAGTACCAGTTATCGTTATTTTACCTCCAGCTTTATCAACTGCCTGAGAAGAACCATTATCAAAAGATACAAATTCAGCAGCAGGTAAGTGGTTTGCTGTGAACGTTTTTGGTTCTGAAACTCCTGGTGCAGTAACAGTAAAGGTAGCAGTTTGTTTTACACGGTTACCTCTGTTTGCTACTTGTGCTTTTACTTTTAAAGTGGTATCACCAGATCCTGTTGATGGATTAACAATAATACCATTTTTTGTAATATCAGCCATGTTTTTTTTTTTTTCGTTAGACTTATATTTTTTTTAACTTACACTAAACGAAGTATTTGTATATACTTGGTTAGTGTCTTCATAGTTATTTAGGCTTGATAAATTAATAAGGAACTTCTCTAATGTTAATATTGGTTCCTCAGTTTTTGACCAAATAACTGTACCATTATATATAACTCTTTGAATCTCTTTACCGTTATATACAATCCTATTTATATTATTTCCTTGAAAGATTATACTGCCCATAACACTTATATTATGCACTTTCTGTATACTCAAAATAAAGTATATTATCCTGTATACTTGGTGCTTGATTAGTGACTATAATCTTTTCTACCATATCAGAAGTTATACCTTTGTCAAATAATCTCCATTTACCAGTGGTTTCATCAACCTCATTGGTACTATTAAACTTATAAATATTATCATCTTCTTTGCAATAAGAAAGATGACCATCATCAATATCTGTTTCAGGGTAAGCTTTCATTTCAGCTAAGGTATCAAATGAATCCCTTTCAAAATTAGGTTTCTTACCTCTATACCCCATGTTATCACCTATTTGTATTGCCATATTTTAAGCATAAATTTGTTTAAAATTACTAACTGACGTCGGGTCAATCATTAAGTATATATAGTAAGCTTCCCCATTAACAGTCAACTCTGTTCTATTGTATGATCCAATATAGTCAAAATTATTAGCATCTTTAATACTGGTTAATGCGCCTAATGATTTAGGATAAGCATAACATAACTTTTGATTAGTTAAAGTTGCTGTACCAGTATATGCTTTTGTATTTTTAACTGTCTTGGTAGTTAAAGCTTTAATAGTTTCTTCTGTAGGTGTAAAATCAGTTGCCACAACACCAAAATAACTTGCAGCTACAAATGTTGCAGTAGTAGACCCTGATTTTTCTTGACCACCTTTTGTTACTCTTACTGTATATGTAGTAGTTGTGGTAACATTGGTAAATACTTTATTAGTATCTGTATTAGTTACAGATTCATTATTCACAGTCACTGTATCTGGTGTTACTACACTATCACCTTCTTTAACAGTCCATCTTACAGTAACTGATTGTGAGGTACCTTTTTCATAAGTACTACCTCCTGATACACTTAAAGTTAAAGGAAATACTTTTTGAGATAAACGAACTATTTCTTCAGATATTACTTTGTTTTGTACTGGGTTTTCAGATTCTGTACTTAACATATCATCCACAATAATCGTAGTTCCATCTTTTACTTCTTGTAATAATTCATTTATCTCTTCTGCTGAAAAATTTAACTGTTTTGTTGCCATATGTATCCTAATAATTATGGTACTGTTAAATAATTTCCTTCTGAATCTGTTAATTCGTATCCGTTTATATCTGTTAATTGATTTTCATTAGAAAAATATTGGTTTATAACCCCCTGTATTTGTTCAGCCGTCAAAGCTTCTTTAAATCCTAAGAACTTTCTAATATGCACTTTAGCAAAATATCTATTTTCTAATGCGTTTTTAAAAAGTATAGGAATTTTACTATTTATATTAGTAACAATGTTGTTAGTTATAGTGATAACATTTCTTTTATTTACTAAATCTCTACTAAAAACTGTATTATTTTCAACACCGTCTACATATGTTAAACCAGAATTTCGATCATCATAAGCAATACTATTAGGGGAAGTAAAAATACCAAATGTATTAGTTTTAACTGAATTGCTAGAACTGATTCGTTGATCATATATAAAAGTGTTTGTAGATAAATTAATAATATCAAGAAATACGGTTTTAAACCCTTCTGTTTGATTTTGTATAATAGCGTAATCATCTACACCGTCAGAGACTAAAGCCCCCTCAAAGAATCCGCTTTCCTCTGTTCCTGCAAAATTGAAAAGTTGCAAAGTTTTGCTTTTATCCGTGGCTAAATTCTCGATTGTAGTAGGAAAATCCGTATTGTTATAAAGGCTAAAATCGTAGTACACTTCCGGTTCAGGAATAATATTTATATCTCCGTCCACTCCGTTACGCTGTTTAGCTACCTTTAGGTTATTATCATACTCCGAATCTGTCAGATAATCTTCAAAAAGTATTACTTCATGTAAATTACCATTAGAACAATGATAATCAGTAGCATAGTAAGTAAGTAATGATATACCTGCACTATAATTACTAACATTATTAGTTAATAACAAATAATTAAGAGGTTCGGGTAATATGTTATTTGGCGAGCAAGTTAAATAACTATTTGCTGATCCCATACGATTATTAGCGGTAAGACATAATCCACCAACATTATTATCCGATCTAAAACCTAATACGTACTTTACACCCCCACTATTATTTTCAAATTCAGAAGTTATTATAAGGATATTTTCAATATTTAATTCTTCATTACGAATCAAATAATCATCGATTCCATCGCCATGTATTCCTCCCTGGTTCCAACCGCTTTCACGAGTCCAAGCAAAATTATAAGGCGTCAAGTCGTTTCCATTTCCTGATATATCGATTATTTGCCGGTCTGTTTCATTCGATTTGTTACCCCCAAAGTACCACCATGCACTAATATCTCCTTGATACTTTAACGCCTTTTTAACCTTACATTCACACATCATATAAGGCTTGACCGATGCAGGAGGAGTGCCGAACCATGTTTCATTGTCGGACGTTTGCGGGGCGGGTATTCCTTCTAAAATGGTCTCTACCGGTTCGGCCAATTCTCCGATAAATTCGAAACCGTCCCCGATAAGTTCTAGAAATTCTTCTTTAGTCGGTTTGTCTGTAATAACCCATCCACTTAATATAGAAGAATTTTCGACTAAATACCAGGTATTAAGTATATCGGCAGTAGGCGCATACGTAAATTTATTGCACATATAATGATTTACATATTTTGTATTGGCTCTAAAATATTTGAAATCATTACCAATTATGCCTTTATTTACACCAAGTATTTGAACATAATAATTAGTATGCGATGTATCTATCTTACTTACACTAACTATATCATCAGGTGTAATTTTGACATAACCTACCCTTTGCACATGCCTCCAGTTCTTCCCGTCCCACTCGATAGAATCACATACTCCACCCGGTACCGACCGCAAAACGATATCTCCAAAATTGATTGTCTGCAATGCAATTCCGGTTTCAGAATCAGATATACACAGTTTCAGACCTTCATCACCTACTGACAATAGCGGTATAGGCGCTTCCGGTGTCGGAGTGCCTTCTTGTACCGTATAGCCCAAAATCTTAAACGATTCTATATTATCGTTATCTCGGTCCCGGTAAGTATTGTATATTGGGAATTTCTTTCCGGAAGCATAAGTTCTCTCTGCTATTATATCTATAGGGTCTACATCGTCAGGAATATTGACACCGTTACGGATTTGAGAAACAAGGAAATTATTCTGTACTTCTTCATTAGAAAGGGCTCTATTATATGCAATTGCTTCATAGAATCTCTCTTTAACAAAGTAATTATTAGCAGAATTAAAAGCTCCAGAAATACTTATATTATGTAAATTATAACCATCTTTAGAATTTGAAATGGCTAAAGTATGAATAGAGCCATCACCATTAACAATATTATATGAAGTAACCTCTTCTCCATTTATGTACCCTTTAGCAGAATCAGCAACTTGTTTTGAAATATCTAATTTATTTCTATTAAATGTAATATTAATACTGTTACTGCCAGCCCAATTAGATAATAAAGCTAAATTTCTATTACTATTATCATTCAAATCAGACAATGTAACTTGAATATGACCAATAAGTCGTTCAATTTTTACGTTGGAATTATCATCAATACCATCAAATTGCAAATATGTAGGATGGAAACCAGATTCATTTGTATAACCTATGTTTTTAATCGTTAAATCAGAATTACCCAATTTATCAGGTATCACAGTAGGTTTATCCGCATTAGTCAAACCAAATGATTGCCACCAACTTAACATACCGTCTTGTATATACTCTATTTTCTTACCAGATATAGTAGTATCTACATCATAATATCCTTGTAAATATGGTTTGACTTGTTGATCATTAGTCAATAAATAAGTAGTGCCATTTAATGTTTGTAGTCCAGGCAAGTCTAAAATAGTTTCAACAGGTTCAGCTAGTTCACATAAGAATTCTGCATCCATTACAAGTGATTTAGCCTCCTCGAAAGTAGCTGGTTTATTAGAATCCCATACTACGTAAATAGTATTCGGATAATTATGGAAACGCGGTACACTACTTGCCGAATTAGATATTTTAGAACATATATTTGTATTATTTGATGAAGGCTTAGTAATTAGAGTATAATTAATTTGTATCGTAACACGATTACTAGCTGCTAGTTGATCTTGTATAGTCGTGTTTTTATCTATTACTATACTAGCTATTCTTTGTATATGTGTCCATTGACCGTTCTTATATACTATTTCATCGCATACACCATTTGGTAATGAACGTAATTTGATATTACCAAAATCAATTATTTGTCCACTTTTACTAGGATCATTTATATCTAATGAATATAATTGTAGGTAATTTTCACCCACCGAAATTATTGGTACAGGATTTTCTATACTAGGAGTACCATCTTGTACTGAATTACCAAATATATGCAATTCGGTAACTCCAGACCCAGTACTAGCGTATAAGTAAGCATTTTTACCAGAAAAATATACATCTTTTTGTATATTAGAATCCTCACCACCTGTACCGCCTATACTTACATTTATAAACCAATCATCAAATTTAAGTATACTGGGTCTTAAAAACCTACTTAATTCCATTATGACCTATATAATATTTTTGTTATTGTGCCAGACCCAGTACTAGCGTTTACTTTAATAAAAGAACCTTTCCCCATACCAAATACATTGAATATGGTACTGTCATCTGCATCTGTTAAAACTACTTCACTATCTTGTACTATTGCATACGGACCTTCCTCCTGCAATGAATGTAATAAATTCAATGTTGGGTTACCTGTATAAAATACCTGTATACTAAAAGGATTTCCTTCTGTAAGTATAATAGGTTGTTTATCCATAGTACCATCAGTAATAGTGATTAATTCATTAATTTCTTTTAGCATGATTTAATATTTTACTATTTATAAAAGAAAGGGGACTGAATCATAGACTCAATCCCCATAAATATTCGTTAGTGTGTCGATTTGTATTTAGTGTATATTGCTCCTTCTGGGGCATCTGGATCATTTATAGCAGCATCAGCAAATTTAATATAAGCCTCAGTGTTATTTATTCCTAATTTTTCAAATACACGCTTATAATCAGAGTAAAACATATTAATTAAATAATAAAAATCTGCATATTCAATATATGGTATGTCTAATTTGTAAGCATTAATAAATTTCTCTGCTTGTTCAAATGACCAATGTTCTCCTCTTGTACCATCAACATTCTCCATTCTATGTACAGCCATTTCTGCCTCTTCACGAGTAAAATGCTCACTATATCCACGAGAATGCTTATTTGTACCTTCGAATTCATACATTAGTTCATCATAAGCTCGACGATCACGATTTTTCATTTCATGCAGCTTCTTTTTCATGAGGTCTTTTTCTTCAAAAGTATAATAACCTCTGTAGTTACCGAATCTGTCTGCACCAGAGTAACTTTCTGCCATTCTATATCTTTCGTCCATCATTGCTTTAAACATTTTGTTGCTTTAATTTTGAGTATTCATCTTTTATGTATTCGATATCATTACGATTTATTATAATAGAACCAACTTTGATACCACCTTTCTTGTCTATTTCTTCAAGAAATAAAGAAAATATAGTATCTGTATCTATTCTACCATTATCATCCGTAAACATATCTAAATACTTTGAGTACTTCCTAATAGGCATTTTTACCAACGGAGATAAAAACGAAAATGCTTTAAGTATAGGACTTGTAGATACTAATTGTTTTATAGCTGTGTTAGCCCAATTCTCTATAGCTTGTATCAATACTTCTTTATCAGTAATCATAGTTACACGTTTTAAAACTTTATTATCCATTAGTACCTATTAGTAAGTACTAATATTAAAAGTAAAGCAGATTATTGTTGATTAGATGTAGATTGATTTTTCTTAATTTCTAAGAATTCATTCCATGTCTTATCAGAATAATTCTCCATATACTCATTAACTAACTCGTTTTTTCTTGTAGACTCTTTAACTATTTTACGTTTAAGTGTCTTAACAGTTTCGAGTTGTTCTTGTAAAGCTTTAATACCATCTTCATCAGATAATAAATAAGGCTTTACTAAAGTAGTTAAAACGTTTTGATAAAGTACTTGAATAGCATTTTGTCTCTCGATAAATTGCTCATCACGCATTAAGTCTTGTTTCTGTTCTTCAGTTAAAGTACTTAATTCGTTTTCAATTTCAGCCCAAAGATCTTGTGGTGGTTTCGGCAAATTAGTCATTGTATTTGGGGTCACTTTTTGTTTGAGTAACTTTAGTTGTTCTAACTGCCGATCTATCACTTCAGGATTCAATAATGGATCGTTTTGGGGAGTAAAGATAAAATTATTCATAATCTGCTTTAACTTTTAAATTAATTTGTTAATTAAGCTGCTGCTTCAGTAGGTGTAGTCGTAGTAGTAGCTACGTTGCAGCAACAAGGATTATTTGATTGATAACCAGTAATAGTAGGAGTATTTGGTAAACACAAAACACCCTTTATATTACGACAATTCAATTTATCTATATAATTAACAATTTCAGTACCCATAAATTTAGCATCTTTTTTGCTATCATTAATTTCGCACTGAATTAATTTATCTTGATAAGGACGTATAGCCTCATTAACAGCTACATGTGCTTTCAAATCGTTAAGTTCTTTAGAGAGAGCATCGAAAGAATCACGAGTTGATTTATACAGATTAAAGTCTGCATCAATTTGACTCTTATACAAACCAAACATTTCGCGGTCTATTACTTGTCTGTCTTCGAAACGTTGATTCTGATCTTTCAATTGATTTTCATAAAGAGCTCTGGTTAAAGCTAAATTATTTTCACATTCTTTCTGGGAGATGGATAATTCAGCAGCATTATAACCTCCGTTCCAATATCCATTCCAAGCTGCGTTTGCTAACCAAGGATTAACACAACCACAGTTATTAGAAGTATTGAAAAGACTAGAAGGTTTATTATTTGTACCGAACAAACCACCTATTGCACCAAGACCAAGAGCAGTCCCGGCAATACCAAGTCCCAATGCAGTGCCAGCAACACCTTTACTTGCAAATTCCATAAATATATAAAATTTAAATTAAACTAATTAAATAAAACGCCAGATTCATTCGCCAAAATGAATCTTATTTATTTAGTATGTATGACATTATTTGCGAATCTTTACTACTCTAGTTTCTTCAGTTTTGATTAAATCATTACTGTTAACTATTTCGTATTTTTCGATTCTATCTTTTTTGAAATCAAACCTTATTAGTCTTTTCCAAAAATCTTTGAATCGTTTTTCATCATATACATTACGATAAACTTTATCTTCTAAAACATATAGTATTTGACTGTTTTCTATATGTAATATATTGGTAATATTACCAATACTATCTAATTTAATTATAGAAGTAGTTTCAGGATTAGGTTTCAATGTGATATTGAAACTACAGTTAGTACCTAACATAACTGTATCCCTTATCGTATCGTTTATAACTGTTTTATTTAATATAGCTTGCTGGAGTGCCTTATCTTTGATTTTAAGGACTTTTTTAGTTGAATCAATAGTTTGTATCATTTTATCGTTAGAAGCCTTTAAATCGTTTAATTTTAAGCTTAAAACGCGTTTTTCATCAGTAATACCACTAACTATTTGTTCATAGGCAATTCTATTATTCTTTTCCATGCCTAATTCATTATCAGCACGTTTCCATGCTTTAAAAAGCATAACGTTACCTACTAATAATAGTGATACCAAAATTAATACAAATATTGAACGTTTCATAATTTATTTCTTATTTCTAATAGCGCTTTTTGACTTTTGTTCCATCTCTTTTTCTATGTCAATATCATATTGTTTCATTATTTTTTTATTTACTATTACTTTCAATAATTTTAATGGACTCTGTGGATGTAAAGTAATTTGATTACTCAATATTGATATTAACTGCGTAATACAAACAAACCACGAAAAGAAAGAACATAATGATATCTTATCACCTAAGTATGGAACATATACGTCTATTAAATGACCTAGTATTATAATCAATGACGAATCTATAAATTTATCTACTGTAGTTCGCCACATATAATTCCAATCAATTTTCTTCCTTACTTTTTTAGCTACTTGTAAACCATAATATAAATCTACAAGTATAAATACTAATGCTACTATCAATGGATATTTGATAGGCATAAGTATTGCAGCAATACCACTGATTGCTATATTTATTGATGTTGTGGTATTTGCCATAACAACATATTTAAGCGTTCAACTTACTTTCAATATAATCTAACTCGTCTAATACTGCATATAATATTTGTTCTAATTCTTTTATACCAGTCTGTAATTCTGAAACGGTAGTACTTTTGTTTATTATATTACTTATTAAGTCTTTTATAATAATCTTCTTATTGTTGCTAGCTTGTACTACTGGTATGATATCATTATCACCTAACGTATTAGTAGCTGGAAATTGTGATATTTTTAATCCTTCCATATTACATTATATAATTACTAGCAGACTCGGTTAATATGTAATTACCGTTCTCAGTTAATATTCCGTTATAAAAATTTATGCGCTTACCAGAAATAGGAGAATACTGTTTTAAATCGTTATATAACTCTTCTAAATATTTTATATTAGTCAATGACCATTTATGATAATTACCGTATTTTATCATATCTAATAACATTTTCATAAATATAATGTTATTTAGATCGATGTGAGAATAATTTAAATTCAATCGTAAGTTATTATTTAATCGATAACCTAAATTGTTTATATATGAGTATTCTTCATTCATAGTAATGAACAATTACCGTTATAGCATGTAATATTAGTTTTAATATTTGATTTGATGTTAGTTATACTAGTCTTGCTTATAGGCTCTATAACTGTATCTATATCATGAAAATCAGACATTTTCATTAAATCGTTATAATAGATCATAGCATCCATTATCTCGTTTAATTCATAAGCATTATCCAATAGATTTTCTCTAAAATTAAATACTGCTAATCTGTTACGTAGTACATGATCATGGCATATATCATCAAATTGTTTTATATTATGCAATTTGATTTCATACAAATGTTTTTTATTTAATGCTAATGCTACAGTGGGTTTTACTTCGTCTGTTACGATTGATATAGCATACAAATCGTCAAAACTTGTAAAGTTAGTTTCAGTTACTTCAACATAGATATATCCCTCAGCATCTGTTAATTCTACAGATTTAACAAACTCATGATCACTAGCAGTAGTACTATTTAAATTAGCTACGTTACAGTAGCTATCTATATACATAGTAACACTAACTGTATCTTCATTATCTTTTCTATAAGATATTGCAATATTGTCACTATCTACGTATGTTTGTAAAATATCTACATGCATAGTTAAAAAAATAAAGGGGCTAAGTTACCAAAGCCCCTGATTATAAATTTGAATCGTTATTAGGCTGCTGAACCGCTAACGAATGCCTTAATCAATCCGTATATACCTGAAGCATCGAGGCTACCTTTTTCAACGTATACTTCAGTAGCAACGTGAGTAGCTTTCATATATTGATTATCAGGAGATTGATATTTACGTTCGCTTTCGATAACTACAGAAGCATAAGTTTTAGATAAATCTACATTCAATTCTGGCATAATAACCGGGAAATGAGTAAGATTTGTAATACCTCTATAAGCCAAAGCTTCTTTTTCTCTATCACGAACTATTTTAGCATTACCAGTACCAGGATTAGCAGGAGTAGTTTCTGCAATAGTAACATCAGCCTCTACTTTCTGTCCTTTAGCAAAACCAGTTGCTTGATAATCGTTCATATAAACGAAAGGACGCATTACTACTTGAGAATACTGATTAATGGAGTTTTTACCTTCATTATCATCTTTAACTTTAGCAGTAAGAGTTAATTTAGCAGCTGAAGCAACAGCGGTACATCTAGCACCAGTATGTTTTTCAATAAGAGCTTCGAATTTACTAGCAAGTGTACTAGCAGTATCTCCGTTCTTAGCTATATAATCATAGGTATGAGTAAACTGTCCTGGTTCTTCATACATATCTTCATAAACAATACGAATAACGTATCTATTTCCTTCTACTACACTATTGAAAGTAATATCCCATACATTTTCAACAGGTGCAGTTGCAGCACTATCTGCAATAGTTGATACATGTTTGATTTCGTCTCTGCCAATAACATTAGAATATTTAACGTCATTGTTAGCAGCATTCATAACCAAACCAAGTTTGATGTGTGTAGCAGCGGCTGCATCAGCTTTTGAAGCTATGTATTTACCAGTCTCTGCATTAATCATAATTATCTGTCCTGGATTATTTGCAGCAAGAGTAGAAGCTACATTAGTAGCAGTCTGTGCTTTACCTACCAAAACAGTATTTACGTGTTTAAGCATATTATTTTATTAATTTTTTTGAGTTAAACATTGAGCTCAGTTTAACTTAATTTAGTCGCTCTACTTTGCACAGTTATATAACTGTCATTTCCACGTTAAACTAAACTGAAAAAATAACCTTATTCACCTTCATTAACTTCGTTTGAATAAGTTCTATACCTTGGTTCTGCTTGATTTTCAATATACATTTTAGCAGCTAAACGAATTATTTCATCATGTGTATGAGCAGCTAAATCTGTATATTCTACCATAGGCATTGCTGTTATATTTATAGGTTCTGGTTCTTTAATATACCGTATGGAATAATTCTTTAACGTATAATTACCATCAGTATACAAATATACACCTTCACCCTGAAATAATCTAAGTGGCCTTGCATAGTTATTATGAAAATGATATTCAGATAGACTGTTATTAAGTCTACTATTTATATTATCATTTGTACATTGAACCACGTCTACAGTTTTAATAGCAGGTACTTCACCAGTTCCTTTCTTCACTGTAGGCCAACATTTAGAATTACTAGTAATATCTACTGTTTCGTTTACAACAAACCATATAGCTGAATCACTATTAAATATATTATCTAATATTATAGTTTGATACAATGTATTAGCATCTTTTATATTTTCTTCAGTAATAGATATTACTTTTTCTTTTACTAGGTTTCTTAAGTCTTCAATACGTTTTTCACTTTCTTCAAAAGCTTCTTGTTTTATATTTAAACCTGAATACCTAGTTTTAATAAATTTCCTAATACCTGCATTAATCCAATACTCAATTTCGAATGTTGTAGGTTTATTAGAAATTAACTTACTACGGTTTATCTCATTTAAAAAACCTATTTGAAAATCTAATCTTCTCATTGTTCGTTAGTATTTTTAGTAGCAGGTTTACGTTGCATTAACTTGTATTTTTCTGAAGTGAAAATATCTACAGCCAATCTGACTATATCCATATGGGTATCTTCACTTAATTCACAATCACCTTGTTTAGAATTATCTTTTACTATAGTGTTTATTTCTTTAGGTATACGTATATATGTTAAATCAACATCTTGTAATTTTGTATACACATCATAATAAACAGTAAGAGATGGGGTTTTGTCGCTAGTATTACCTTCTAATATCACTGCTGGTGTGTACAATATTGGCGTATTGTAAGCGGTAGTAGTAGCTTCTTCTAATTGATTGTGTGATATTAATTGATTTATTAGTCTATTTGATTCTATATAGGAATTGACTGTTCCTGTTACAATAGATTCAGAATGAACATATAATAAATAATCACTAGGTAAACTGTACCTGCGTTGAGTTGGCGTTAAATCAACAGGTTCATCATCTATATTACTTAGTAATACATTTACTATAAGACCTTTAAAAGAATCTAAGTTTCGTTTAATATTTTGAGTAGCATTTGTTAGCTGATCACCTTGAGTAAAGGACAACAATACATAACGTATCTGTGCCATATTAAGTACAGAAAATATAGTATCAGAGTCTAATTTACCTTGTAATATTAACGAAGGATTAGCCAATTGAACCAGTCTTTCAAATTCTATTTGCATTTCCCTTGCTGTCATTATTCTTGCATATTTAAGGGTTGAACATTAGTTTGTACTCTAGGTGACTCAATATTTTCTATAGCTAAATAAACTGCTAATGCTACTATTTCATTATGAGTATGTTCTGCTATTTCAGGAGAATCTTGTAATCCCGTTATAGTAGAATTACCGTTAGTTTTACTACTGTCAAATATCTTAGGATACTTAATGTAATTAATTTCTACTTGACATTTATCAGTTTTTTCTTTTGAATACTCAAATCGATCTACTGCAATTATAAATTGGTCTTGGTCAATAACACCTACCGGATAAGGTATATACGGTAAATTATGCGGTGTTGCCATAAAATTCTGTAGCACATCGTGCGTAACTAGACGTATGGGTATAGTAGTATCAACTGTTTGATTATCATCTTTCATTTGTACGAATATAGCAGATATGAAATACAGCATTTTATCTGATAATGTTATTTCATAATTTATCAAATTACTAGTCGTATTTTCAGATGTATCTGTTAATCGTTCAGTACGAAGTAGATTTTGTAAATCAGCGATACGCTTCACACCGCCTTCAAAACCTTCACCAAGTACATTACTACCTGTAAACTTCTGATTTATTAGCATTAAATATGCTTTATTTAACCAGAAATCCTTCTCTTCAGGCAAGAATGACGGATAACTAGTACCATTTAATTTGTCTAGTTCTACGTCAAAAGCGGTATGCATATCTTCTAGTGTCATTATTTAGATTCTAATTCTTGAGTAATAGTAAGTTTTAAATCTTGATTTTTAGGATCATCTAAGTATGCTATAGTATCTGCTAATGAACTACCTATTATATCAGTACCATAATAATATACATTCTTAGACTTTCTTAAAATATTCTTAGCCAATGCAGATTCAATAATAACTTCTGTACTTCTAGATTTATTATTAACCCACTTTGTAAAGAATTTGTTTGGATTATCTTCTACTAACGAATAAAGCTTACTTTCAACAAGTTCTGCTGACATAGTATCTGATTTGTAACCATATAGACGCAAACACTTACGCATATCTTCAAGGGACATTTTATCAAATTCCTTAATAGCATTACGTTTAAGTTTATTAAGTCTATTAGATTCTTGTGCTTCAGACTCTTTATTTATTAGTACATAATCTTTATTTGGTCTTACTTCAGCTAAACCGTTTGCAACACGTTTGTGACTTTTCAAGAACAAATACTGCAATTCATCCCAAGGATTCTCTGTATGAAGTATTTTTTCTTTAGCACCTAATTTAACTGAAAATGTCTTCCAATAAGGACTGCTAGGCATCAAAGTACCTTCATCAAATCCTAATGCTTTTTCTAATCTTTTTGCTTCGTCATCAGTTAGACCTGTGTATTTATTACCAGCTCTAGTAAAATATGAACCAATGTAATCGTAGCAATCTTTGTATTTTGTTATACCTGCCCAATAATCAACATTTTTGTGGCGTAATATTACTTCCATATTATTAATATAATAGAATTAATTATAAATAGTTAAAGCCTGGGAATAATCCCAGACTCTACTATATTATTTCTTTGTTTTACTCTGCGTCACAGATAAGCTCACCGCAAGCACGAGGATCACGAACCATAATACCAACTTCACCAAGGAAGTGTACAGCGTAACCGTCTTTTGCGTTAGAACGTACAGTGCTAGTAGAATTACCATATCCTGCACCCGGAGCTACAGAACCAGAAGTATTCCACATAACAAATTCACGATTTCTACGAGCTACTTTTACTACGTTAGCTTCACCATCGCGTGTACCGAAATCTATGAACGTAAATCTATAAGATTCAAGAGGTTTACCAGTAAGCGGATGCAATTTACGATTATAAGTAGTATCATCGTATAATGGGAAATAACGTAAAGTCATTTCAATACCATTTGTCATCTTATAAGTAGTAAACTGACCACCTAATGTTAATTCCTGTCCTGATCCAGTAATAAACTTAGTGTCAACTAAGTTAAATCCTGAAGCACGTTCTTTCAATATTCTATCGAATTCTCTCATACCCATTTCACCGGTCAAAGCAACGAATTTACGTTCGCCAGAACCAAGATTACTGTATGACAAATCGAATAAGAAATCTTCAAGTAATTCAGGAGTAAGATCAGTATAATACCGTTTATTTGCAGGTGAAATCTGTTGCAACAGACCGCTCCCAATATAAACAGGTCTGCCATTAGTACCCATCAAATCTGTTGTACCATCAGGATTTGCATTATATTTAGAATAAATCAAGAATCTTTCTTCACGTTTCTTCCATTCACGTAGAGCTTTCCATTGTTGGTAATCTGCCCACAAATAAGAAGTTTTACCAGTAGCAGGATCCTTTAATGCAACGGCTAATACTGTACTATAAGCTGAACCAGTAATATCATAAGACAAACGAACAGTAGTAAGATGATTACGCATCTTAAACTGAGTGTTATAATTTATGATGTCTGCTTCATCAGAGTATTCTTCATATGCTGATGCCAAACGAGATACTTGTTTTCCAGGCAATAAAAGTTCACCAGGAACATAAGAACTAGCTTGACCATCTGCCAAATAGCAAGTGTATACCCATTCAGTACCATCTTGATAAGGTGCTCCAGATACACGAACTTGGAATTCTTTATCATCGAATTCAAGTATTGCACCAGGCTTTTTATTCACACGGAGTCGTTAATTCCGTATCGCTAGTATTACTAGCTGCTGCATCTTTCAATGCAGAATTGACTATATCACAATCCTCTAATGAGGATTTCCAGCACTTCGGATCACTTGATCCTACACCCTGGTTAGGGGTTAGTCGATGAACTCTCAAATATTCAGAATCTACTCTTAATCCTTTAAATATACCTTGTTTAACGTATAATCCTGTATTTGCATATTTTGTAATAATCGCTTTAAAATTTTTGGCAGTACAATGAAATTGCTTTGCAACGTTGTTTATTCCGATTATAGTAAACGATTTTCCATTATATACATTTGTAAAAGTATAGGCTTTATAATTTTGTGGTATACTATATCTTTTTTGATTAAATGAGTATTTTATATTTTCATCACTAGTTACCCATTCAAGATTGTCTACAGTATCATTTTGTCTGTTAAAATCTTTATGGTTTACTTGTTGTTTATCAGAAGGATTATCTATAAAAGTTTCTGCGACTAATCTGGAAATTCTGTATTCTCGTCTTTGTTTATCATTGCATAAACAAACTCGATTGTAACCATCCATAGATAAGCGTGGTTTAAGAAATATCCCTTTACGTATAGAATATACTTTACCGTCTTCCGTGATTTTATATAAATTTTCCCATCCTTTAATGGGTTTCATGAATATTTGCTTTAGCTGCTGATTGTCCATTGTTCATATATTTAATGTTACTCTAGGGTTTAAATATCTTTAGGAGTTTCCAGCAATTCTCTGGATTATTCGATATACATTACTGTATAAAGCGGCTCTTAGTGGTGCTATACTAAATAACCGAACCATTTATCTTCAAGATGCAATACGATAGGACTATTACCAATACCTGCTGTTACAGTATCAGCGTTAGATGAAGTAATTTCCGTACCATTCCAAATAGCTCTACGAATAGTAACAGCTCTATCTGTATCGATCATTACTGACCACTCGTATTGACGTTGGTCTATAACCATCGTCTTTCCAAGTCCACCAGTAAGAAAATCTAATGAAGTACGATAGCCATCATCTTTAGTACCGAATACCAAAGAAATAACACCGGCTACTTCATGAGGTTTAGTTAACAATGCATTAGTCAGCATGTTTTCATCAACAAGATCAGAAAACCATTTGCCTTTATACAACTGTAAACTATTTAAAATATTATTTTCCATATATAATACTAGTAATTATTATTTCATTTAGACGGTCTGCGTAGTTGTCTTGATGCAATTTCCCATATCGGTGTAGCCGTCTTATTATCCATTTTTTGTTTTGAACTTACCCTCTTTGTTGAGGACAATGTTGATTTAAATTTTTTTATTGCAGAAGATTCACCGGATTGCTTTGCAGCACTTAATAGTTTATCTCCTTTCATAGTGAAATATGCAGATTCAATAAGATTACGATTAGTTTTAGCATAATCTTTTTGATATTGTGATCTACCATCACTATCTAGTTTGAAGATATAATTCAATAATTGTTTTTTATCTTCTTTCGGTATTTTAATACCGCGTATATCTTTTAAATCCTCTATTTCTTTGACAACGCTATTGTAAAAATTTTGTTGCTGCTTTATATAAGCCTCATGATTCTTTTTTTGTGTTTCTAATAGCGCTTTCTTTTTTTCTTCTTTGATAATTTTCATTTCTTCAGCTGCATCTTCAGCTTCATCCTGTAGTATACCAGCTTCTTCATACTTATCTAATTTCTTTTGAATCATCTTATCTGAATGACCTTTTTCTTTAAGAAATTCTTTAAGTACTGATTTTTGAACTGAAACATCATCCAAATCTATATCATCGTAATCTATCTCAGTATTTACTACTGAAAAATATTTTTCAATATCTCCACCATTTGCTACATATTCATTTATAGCTTTCACATCATCACTAGCAAATTCTGGTGTAGAATTTTCTTCAATAACGTCCGTTATATAGTCTATAAGTTCTTCTACTGTTTTAGGTTTCTCTTCATCTTCATCAAATTCCCAACCTAAATTCTCAGATATAGCATCAAAGAAAGCTGTTACTTGTTCAGATGCTAAATCCTCATCTTTATTGTCGTCTTCACCTTCATTACCTTCCTCATTATTTTCATCATCGTCTGCTTCTTCTTCGTCATCATCTTTATCATCTTTGTTATCATCTGTTTCTTCATCATCATCTTTGTTATCTTTTGTATCATCGTCTATTTCTTCTTCCTCTTCGTTTTCTTCAAATGGTTTTTTATCATTAGGTGAAACATCGAGATTTACTATTTCATTTTCCTCGTCATTAGTATTAAATGCAGTGAATATTGCATCAAATCCTCCAAACGGTTTATTTTTATCTTCCATAATTAATATTTAATTAGACTTGTTATTTTTTAGATCTATACCCCACTTTTGTCGCATCATATCTTCTATAGACGACATGGGATCGTACATTACTTCACCAAAATTAAGTTTAGTATCTTCTAATCTACTTCTTTTTTCAGAATTAGAATATATATCTATAATAGATTGTTTAGGCTTATTATCTAGTGATCTTCCTTTTTGCATTAAAGCTTCATACTCAGATCTAGAGAACGTTTTACTAGATTCTCTACCTAATCCAGTAACATCTTCTAATAATTCTACATCTTTCATTTTCCAATTACCAGAGCGCTTTCGATAAGTATTGTGAAGAGCATTTTCATAATCATCCCATAAACTTGATTTATTTAATCCTTCATTAATAGCTTCATTATACAATTTTCTAAGTTCTTCAGTACTATATGTATTACCTCCTGCTTTCCTAAACTTTGTTAAAGTCTCTGTATTTCCACTTATTAATGTAGCTTTATTTGGTTTTACTTTTAACATATCACCAGCAAAGAAAGCATCGCTAGGTTCTATTGAAACTAGACTATGTCCTTTTAATAAAGATTTGGTATCAAAAACATATAAATCTGAAACACCGGTATTAGTCCATTCAGCATGGCTCCTTACAGGATCTATATAAGTAAAATTAGTAATAGGTAATTTTCCAGCATTTTCTTTAGTTATAGGTTTTACATATTCAAATCTAGAATTTACAGGAGTTGGCTGTAGTAAACCGTTTTCATCGATATACATAGTATGGTTCTCAGATGATGGCTTTACTTTTCGTAAAAGTTCTGGTAATCTAGCTTTATCATTTAAATTATTTGTCCTACGAACAGTACCAACAAATCTGTCTATAGGATTACCATAATAACCAAAAACTCCACCCAATGTCGTATAAGGGTCACTTACACTAGTTATAATAGGACTTAACTTATCGTATGCTTTAGTGGCTATAGTTTTTGCACTACTACCTATTATACCATCAGTTAATATTTCAGCTCCTAAATTAACAAAAGGGTGCTTTTCAGCATAATCATTACCTAATAAATTATTGTTATGTTCTACAATATCTTTGAAATAATCATATAAATTATCATGATCATCATGTATGATATTAGCCATATGCGCAGCGGGAGATATTATACTATAGAATGGAGATACAGTAGAATCCCACAATATAGCTTTTAATAAAGATGCATCATCTATAGTTGGTTTCTCAGGTTTTTTAGCAGTAACAGTTACTTCTGGTAGTATTACAGTAGGTTCACTTTCTTTATACGCTAATTCTGTATCATATTTACCATTTATATATGGAATTACATAACCACCTGTCTTAATATCTTCTTCATTATTACTAGTTAAATTGTTATACCAATCATTAAAATCTTTCTCCATATCTGAATATTTCATATTAGGATTAGATTTTCTATACTGTTGATATAACTCATATCTTTGTTTTGTAGTTAGGTTTCTCCACATAATCAATGATGCCATTTAGCTGCGTTCTTAGCAAATTGAGCTCTCTTCTTCAGTTGTTTACTGGCTTTGCTACCCTTTTTTAATACTTTATTAGCATAAGCTTGAACACTCATACCAGCTCTTTTTGCAGCAGCTCTGAATTTACCACGATTCGCTTTTTTAATATGTATACCCCCTTTTTTATAAGAGGGTAACATACTAAGATCTGGTAAAAACGGATTATCGTAATTCGTTACCATATTATTTTCCTCTTTTACCGGTGCCTTTTTTGCCACCTTTCTTACCACCACATGCCATAATTTTACTTTTTATTAGATTTGCTTTCACCAGTAACAGGATTTTTCAATGCTGTACTAGCTTTTAACTTCTCTCTCTGCATAGCAGCGTTATCTTTTTGCTTTTGCAATTCTTTAGCTGCTTTCAGTTTTTCTCTCTCTAATTTGAGTTTCTCTTGTTCAATTTCTTTTTGCTTATCAACTTTGTATTTTTCTGTAGCTTGTTTGTTGGCAATTTCACTTTGTTTTTGTGCATATTGCATTTGCTTATCCATTATACTAGCGGACAGTTCTTTATCTTTCTGTGCTTGATCTGCTGCTAATGCAATTTCATCACTAGTATCATTATTAGCATTATCTGCATAACCAAACGCGCTTATTTCTGCAACAGCTATTTTAGTAGAATTATCTTCATCAATTTTATATTTCTGTAAGTTAAGCTCTTGTTGTTTTAAATCATATTCTTGTTGCTTAGCCTCAGCCTGTTGCTGAATTAATTCTATTTGCCTTTGTTGTTCTGCCTGAGCGGCTTGTTCTTGCATTTCAATTCTTTTGGCTTCTATATCACTTAATTTATTCTTTATTACAGTCATATTATCTGAAGTTAATATTTCTGCAATATCAAGTAATGTTGCGCCATTCTGCATAGCTGGTTGAGTAAGTGATTTCAATTGCTCTATATTCTGTGCTTCCTTTGTTGAATCTGTGATAAATATATCCATATCTTCGTAAAAGAAATCATCAGTAAGAGTTATAAAAGCCCTAGTTACATCATCAAATATATAGTTTAATTTAGTTTTATTTGAGTCTTTCCATGCTGCTTTAGCAGTATTTAATAGCATAGTCATTACTCTTTTCTTACATTGATTATGTAACCAGAATAACGGTTCTGTAATATTAGCAGATTGAACCACACTAGTTTGTACATTACCAACTAATTCGTTAGAGCTTATTGCGCCTTGTCTTTGTTTAGATACACCAGATATTTCATTACACATATCTTCAATCTTAGCCATCAAATCTATGTATTGACCTATAACTGTAGACATGGTTAAATCTAATGCAGTTATTTGATTAAAAGTAGCAGGTTTTCCACCCTCTCTACCTGGTATATCCCAACCTTCTTCATATGGGTTAATAAAATTAACACCGAGTGAAGATAAATAATGCATCCATTTTTCAACTCCCATACCCATTGATTTAGGTATTTGAGTAACATCCATATTAACTACTTTACCTTTATCCCTAGCTAAAGCTAATTCCAACCTATACCATATTATAATATACATATACTGTAAAGGTTTCATTATACTTACTAGTGATTTTGGTACAGAGTTATTATTACTATATACTACACCAGTATAAGGTAACTTTTGTGAATTTAGATTATCAGCAGATATGTGTTGATACTCAATAGGTTGAATACCGAAATATAAATCATCTCCTGCTCTATATCCTTCCCATACTTCAATTATCCAATCCCACGTTACATTTATTTCTTCACCGGTAACTTTATAATTTTCATCAACTATAAATTCCTCTGGCAATCCTTCATCGTTAAGTAAAGTAACAAAGCCTATTTTCTTTAATGATTTCCAACATGCATGCCATACATTTATTGAGAAATCTGAATCCCAATCTTTAGATGGATTATCAACTATATTCGTTTTGATATGCACAAAATCATCGACCATATTTTTATCAATACCGTAATCCGCATACCAATTATCTACTTTAGCTAATAATTCATTAAGCTGTTTTTCATCTAGTTTATCATAAAATTTATCATATATGTCGTTATATGATAAACGCATTCTATAACAGCACCAATCGGCATCTTCTATGAATTCTAGATCTGGAGACATATCGTATGAAAAATAAAGAGGATTTACTCTCTCTACATAAGGTTCACCGTTCTGTATACCAATATAGTATATTTCTTCACCCGCAATTAAAGCATCCTCCCAGCCTTTCATAAACACATGATCTAGATTTAAACTATTACGTAGATATTTTAATGTATGGTAAGCAGCATTTTCGGCAATATCTTTATAATCTCTAGTAAGATACTCATGTATTTGTTCTGGTGGCATAATTTCACCACTATCTAAAGCTTGTTGATACCTAGCTTGATCTTCTGGTGATAATCGACTCATAATCGTTGCCATAACATAATCGAGTAACATTTGCTTCATTTTATCTTGCATATCTGAAGCAGCTATTTGACTTGTTCTAGCCACCTTTATATTAAATGGTCGTTTAGTTTCTTCACCTAATAATAAATTTACTTTAGGTCTAATAATGTTAAAATCTTGTGGTGTAGCAGGAAAACCATCATCAACTTTAAACGGATTTGTAACATATCGTAAATCTTTTTCATTGTATATACTATTATACAAATCATAATATGTTTGCATTTCCTCAAATCTTGATATGGTCATGCCATTAGATGCAGTTTCACCTGAACCTATTATATAATCAACACAAGCTTCTTTCCATTCTTTATTTTTCTTAGACGCTGGTAATTTTTGTATAGGAAAAACCGTATCATTATATCTCATATTTAGCTAAATATATAAGTTTTTATATTGTTATTGTTGTCCGTATTATCTGAATCTTCAAACCAATTTTTAGTAAATAGTGGTTTATCAAATATTCTAGTTTCACGTTCAACTTCTTTCTTTTCCTTGACGTGTAAATTATGTAATTGTAACCTATACAACATCAATATCATAAACGCCATAACCCTATCGAAGTTACCTTTATCATTATAAGCTATTAGCTCTTCTAATAGCGGTTCTGACAAAATCTTAGTTAAATTTTTTACACCAGGCGCATATTCTTCATTTAACCACTCTTTTATAAGACCTTCACCGTAGTCTTTTATTTGGACACTCATGTGAATACCCTTACGTCTCCTTACATTAGAATTTTTTACTATATCATCTAATATATCCGGTTGATCTGCTAGTAAATAATCACAGTGTTTGTTAGTAAAATAAGGATAAATACCTTTACGTTCATTTTCATATAATAACCTGGCATTATAATATACTAATAATTTCCTAACGTTTTCATAATAATCCTCAGCAGTTTCTGGTCGCCCTGTATATTCTGCTACAGGTAATTCGTAATATTCTTCAAAATTCTGAAAACGTTTGTATATTATAGTAGAACCCAAAGAATTTGTACCAGATTTGTCGTGATCGTAAGGATCGCAATTGTGAGTCACTATATCATGACACATATAAGTGTGCGTATCACATTCAAAATTATAAACTGTACCAGTGTATTTACTTTCTATTATATTTTGTATGTTTACTATTATATAATTACCACAATCACTTACTCTTGATAATCGTCTAGAACGTTTTATGTTTTTATTCCTACTGTAAGAAGATATTATTTTGTATTTATAACCACAATTTTCAGTAAAAGTAAACTTATTAACGTCTTGCTGAGTTACTTTCAATATATATGCTGTATGTCTATTCTGAATCTTATTGTTTACTAAATATTTACCTTCAGTACTCTTTACAGTTATTGAACTACATATACCTATAGAATATAATATAGATTGTATACTTTCTAATAACTCTAAATTAATACTAGTAAAAGTTACTCTAACGTGGTTTCTATCCAAATATACGCTACCATCAGAATCTAAATAACCGTATAGCAATTGTAATTTATTTTCTTTTGGTATATATTTAACCCATTCTGGTATTTGTTTTCCTAACGCATATTTACCAAACCATTTATCTAAGAATAATACTAAATCTTTATTAGTAAATCTCTGTGTTCTACCACCGTTGGATTTACACCAAACAGTACTTCTATTAAACAATCTGTTTACTAATTCTTTGTAACTATCTGACTCGTCAATCTGATTTTTACCGAATGTCATATAAATATCATGTGAATTTCGATTTATATTATTAAATCCATCACCTAACCACAATCCTATAAATCTCCAAAAATCAGAATTATCTGGGTCTATACGTAATTCTGTTTGTATTATCTGCTTGTAATCATCTTTTACAATATTGTATCTATTCGGTAATAATAGTTCATCACCTATTTTTAATTCAGATGCTTTAACAAACGTATTGTTGCTTAATAATATGGGATGTTCACCTGTAAACTTAGTAGTTCTACATGATCCATAAGGTTTTAGTTCAAATACTGGTTCATCAACTTTTTTATATCTTTGTAAATTGTGTATCCTAACTTCTTTACCATCTCTGTTTATTAAATGATAATCAAAATTGACGTCTTCAACATTAACTAAACCTTTGTTTGTTAATACTTTTTCACCAGGAAGTAAGCACCCGGCTATATACAAACCTATTGGTGGATCTTTTACAGGGTGTTCCCAAATAACTATAGAACCAGTAGGATCATCTTCCTTATTTAATGGAAAATTAGTAATATCACCGTATTTCTTTTGTGTCCATATTAAACCGCCTTTACCATCCCAAGTCAAATCACCAACTTGTTTATGACTCTGTAGTTTTTTATTTGTTCTTATTCGTGATAAGTGATCCTGTAGTTCTTTTTTAGGGAATATATTTCCTGTTATCTCTAAACATGCTTCTGCGGGTGTTAAACATTGTTCAGCAATATATCTATCTACGTCTCTACTATCTATGGCATTCTCTATAACAGGTGCTCTTAAACTCAATATATAATCTAATGCTTTATGTTTAAGTGTATTACCATCTTTATCCATGTATAGACGATTACCATGATCATCTGTTACGTCTTGATTCGTATATTGTGGGACAAAAAAACCGCATTTAGTACCATCTGCACCATCATCCCATATATTATCAAATGGTAAACAACCGTATGCTTCAGGTCTATAAAACATTTTCTTTAGTCCTTCAAAGTTAGCACCTTCTTCACCACCAGTACCAAATGCAATCATGAGCCCATAAGCTATACCATCTTGTTCTACAGACGGTCTAGCCATTTGCCAAGCTTCAATCAAATGTGGATTTTTACCAGCTTCTTCAAACAATATTAATTTACCCGCTTTACCACGAACTTTACCTGGGTCGTTCTTCATAGTTATACCCATAATTTCGGATTTATAACCAACCTCTTTTTCATTACCTAAGTTGTCTCTTACTTTTATAGAGGCTCTACGATGCATCTGTGTATTAGCACCTTGTCGTTTTTTAGCCCACGCGGTATGTTCATCTATAAAATCCATAAATTCCCAAGCCTTAGTAAGAATACCATCTTTTAATAAGTACTCTTTCTCAGCTGCTACAGCGTATGATTTTGAACCAGGTATCAAGTAATAATTACGGCAAAGCATTGAACCGCATTTAAAAGAATAACCTTTACGTCTTGATTTTAATACAATCATGTGTTTTCCTTCTTCTTCTGCTTCATCTACAGCATTAAAGAAATAACTATCATAATCATAGAAATCAGGAAATTCTAAGTCTTTTACACGTTTAATTACTTTTTTACCTTTGCTATTCGTCATTTCTTTTCTTACTATACGTTGTATAGGGCAATAATTCAAGTAAAAGTAATTATAACCAGAAATCCAATCACCATCAGGAGCTCTATAACCTTCTAAACATCTTCTTGATTCTTCATCCCAAAATTCCATGTATTCTGAAGTACCAACAGGCGCTAAACAGAAAGCCCCACACTTTTTGAAGTGCAGGGCGGCTGGTCTAAATTTATCCGAATTATGATACACTTTATTAAAATCTACCATAACTACGTTAGTTTCTTATTTTGTATACTTTAAAGCTTTGTTAATTATCCACACAGATAAATTGTTAAGATTGCAACCCAACCATATCATTATATCCGCGTACCAAGGAGTATGATCATATGACACTACTTCCTCAATTCCTGTTTCAGAATCTCTGATTATGATTTCTGATTGCTTTTCAACGTCTACTGCTGTGTTAGCGTTCTCTACCGCTTTCTTTGATCTAGTTTTAGCGGGAACTTTGTTATCCTTAGTAGGTTTCTTTTTTGTTTCCTTACTAGTTTTCTTTGTTTCCTCCATTATTAAATTAATTTAATATTTATATTATTAACGGTACTATTATAATTTAGTTTATACTATTGTATAGTATTATACAACTTATCGTTTGGGTAACTCATATAAACCTATATCTGTACCACCTTTTACTTTACTTGACTCTATTTGCTCAGTTCGTACTGTTTTGAGTAATTTATTTCTTACGTCTATTGCTTTATTAGCTTTATCCATCCATTTACCGACTTTATCTGGATCAATAAGTGGTTTACCAGACTTATCTTCTTTTCCTTCTAAATATTTAATTGAATTAAATTGACGTATGATATATTCTATACCTTCTTCTTCAGCAAGTAATAGTCTAGTACTAATTGTGTTTTGAAGTTCTACATATTCATCAATAACTTCCTTCATTTCATTATCAATTTTATATTTAGCATCATCAAAACAATGTATTTTTAGTTTTTCTTCTCTTTTATCAGGAGATAAACCTTTATATACAGTATCCCATTTGTACATAAAAACTATATACTCTATTTTACGTTGAGCAAGTTTCTTATCCTTATGTGATTCCCACAGCTTTCTAAATGGTGGTATAGCTAATGCTTCAGGAGAAAGTACCACTTCTCCATTAACTATATCAAATAACATTATTCTACTGTTATATCATTGTTTAGTTCTTTTACTGTTTCAGCCATATTAGTAGTTGTGCTATTTTCCGTTGTAGATTCATCTGTAACAAATTCGTATTCAGTTTCTATTGCAGGAACAATAGTTAAATAAGCAAATCCTTCACCAGGCTTAAATATTGATGGAACTGAATCAGTATTTACTTTAAATTTTAATATTAACGGTTTATTGTTATTAGAAGTTACAATAGTGGCAGAATCAGTAAGAGTTATAGATTTTTTAGCTACATCATATTTAGGTGTTATTATACCCACACAACCTAGTGGTATATGTATACTATATCCCACATGATATGCTAATATTAATTTAGCATCTTCACCAACTTCAGTAGTTATTTCTGTTGAATAAAGTTCATATACAGTATTAGTATTATCTATTGCAGTAGGTAACTTTGCTCTTTCATCTAATTTATATAACTTTATATTCATTTTACTTGCTTTTAAATATATTATCCTTTCCTTATTGACGTTGCTGTTTTATACAAATTTTCAAGAAATTGATCCCTTTGTTGCTCGTTTTCAAAATAAGTAATGAAAGTAGAATCGAATCTTTTATATTTTAAATATAGCATTTTAATAAGTTTATTGTTTTACTCTAGCTGAAATAGTTTTGTCATCTTTGAATTTATTACGTAATTTTATTTTAAATAAGTAAGCAAACATCAACCCTTTGGTGTCATATTTATCTGCCATTACTTTATGTGTAAATTTAAATGGGGATGCACATATCTCTTTGATAATTCGTATATCTAAACTATACTTTTTAGCCAGCGTATTGTATATCTGATTCATCTAATAGTTTGTAATACTTATTCGTGCGTATGTCCTTTATGTTTGCGTTAGGTATAAATGTATTTGGTCTTATTGTGTTTATAACACTTATTACCATTTCAAAATCATTTATATCATATTTACTTAATAATTCAATAAGTTTTTTCTTTTCCATTTTACTGTATGGTTTCCTAGGTATATATACTTCTTCGTCTTGCGATGGTACACCTATATCATCAAGCCAGTAAATGAAAAAACAATTATACTTTTTGGGTTGTTTTTTGAATAAACTTTTGAAAAATTTAATAACCTTTTGACTAGGTTTTAAAACTTCACGTATTGCAAAACTACCCGCTGGTACTCTCATCATATTCCCCTATTTTTATAATTAACGTTATTTGTACTCTGTCATTAATTATATTAGGTATTAAAGCAGGGTTTACTATTATTTCACCGCGCTCTTTGTTGTGTATAAGTAAACCTTTCAGTTTTAGTTTCTTTATTGCCCTACTTAAATTATCTTTACTTATACCTATAGCATTTTGAATATACTTCCTATTTGTAGTATTAACTATATTCTTAGGTATACCTTTCAATTTAATGTAATTTACATCTAATTTTATTAGTTCTGATACTAATAAAATCTCTTTTTCAGTAAGGTGTAAAAGACCATTTAAACTTCGTACATACTCTATATATAATTTATGTTTTGGTACTCGTTTAGTAAATTTGTTCATTACTTAATATAATCTAGCAAGGTATTTAATTCTTTTACTATATTTGCGTATACATTAACCTTAGTATCACGAAATGGATTATATTCTGTATCTTCTATTAATTCAGTAATAGCATCATTATATTTTGCTATACGTTCGTTAATTTTTTTCTCGAGTGTATTTGTTTTAGTTTCATTTTGTTTAGTATATGGTAGCCTTTTAGTTACTTCTATATAAGGTACATTACTACCGACGATTGAATCTGATAATATTATTTCACTGCGTGTAGTATAGGTATAATCTTTAGTAGATTCACCTGAATTACTCTCATGCTTGTATACTTTATTTTTTGAATCATAAGTGAATTTATCACCTATTTCTGTACCATAACCAAATTCTTTATCAATAACTTTAAATTCAGTAATATTATTTATCATTTTTATTAAGTATTAAATTATTTTTCATTTTGTAGTTATCGCATATACTTGCGTATGATTGTGTGTGAAACCTTATTTCAGGATTAAAAACACAATCTATACCAAAATTACCATTATGTATACTATACTTACAAGTGAAACAACAATGTGGTATTGCTACTGTATAGTTCATTTTGGTTTGCTGCCCCACAATTTCTTTAGGTGTTGCTAAGCCCATTTTGTACGTTTATAATTATCACAATGATTAATACTAGTAGTAGGAAACATATACTTGGCTGGTTTAGTACAATAGTACTTACTACTGTTATATGGTCGTTTATAATATAAACAATTATTACAACACTTTATTTCTGGTGATTCTAAACTAGCATAGCGCCAATTTGAGTCTGCTTTTAATGTATGTAACAAAGTATGTTTATGTAAACGATTTTGTTTAAAATGCCTTATTAATGTATCGATATATTCAAATATATTTATAATAAATATTTAGTTAATAATATAACGTATTATACAGTAAAAGGTAACCTTTAAATAATAAAAAAGTAGGGCTACCTAATGATAACCCTACTACTTATCTAATCACAACTACACAATTTGTCTTTTATTGCTTGTTTCATACGAGCAATTGCCTTATTACTAGCTTCATATGCTAATTCATCAGCACGATTATTGTATTTACATTGTTTATGACCTTTAACCCATCGGAATGTACATGACTTAAACTTAGTCATAAGTGAACGTAAAAGCAACCAATAATTTTTATTCTTCTTACCAGCAAAATCTGTCTTAACCCATTCTGTTAACCACCCTTTATTTATGGGATTAGCTACGTATAATGAATCAGTATATATGATTAGGTCTGATTGTTTAGCTAACTTAGGGTCCTGTGATAATTTAGCTAACGCATTAATTACAGCTAATATTTCAGCACGATTATTAGTTGAACGAAATAATGGCATTGATTTTTCAGCAACTACACGACCATTGTTTACTATAACATAACCCCAACCACCTGGACCAGGGTTAAACCTACATGACCCATCAGTATATACTGCAATTTTCATTTTTGTTCAAACTTCTTACATACACTAAAGGCATCTACAGCAAATACACGATTAGGGTTGTATGTGCAACGTAAATGATCCTGTGATTGACCGTATATTTCAGTATGTTTACACAATTGGCAGCAATTAAATGCCAGTGGTTTAAAACCCTGTTTGAGTTTCTGTTGTAATATCTTACTGTTCGTTATTATTTTCTGTCCCATTATTACTTGTTATTTCTGTAACGTTAATATCATTTTCAATTACCTGTACATATGCTAATACATCGTGTACTTTAACCAGTAAAGAGTCTTTAAAGAGATCAAATGGATAAGCATATTTCATTGGGAATATGATATGTTCACCTACTTTAAATTCACCTTTAGCTATGTCTGGTACAGCTAGTATAATTCCTTCGCGTAATGAGGATTCTACTTCCCTAATTTCTTTCTTTGTATCATATTCATTAGCACCAGTATCAGCGTCACGTTCACCTGTCTCAACAGGTACAATCATTTCACGTTTAACCATTGTTACAGGTAATGGCTTAACTAATAATTCTTTACACATTTTGTATGGTAGTCCTGCTACTACCGAGTCTAATATTGCTTGGTCTGCTACTTTATTCATATTATTATTTATATTTAATATATTAACGTATATATTATAATTATGTTACCAATTTCGTTTATTTTTTCGATACATAAATAAACGCCAAATTAGTATCACTATAATTATGTATACTACAGCAAAATTAACAGCACCAATATCACTGTTTAGTACCATTCTTCTTCAATTTTTATAATTGCCCTTTGTATCCCATTTGATACAAGTACCCGTTTAGGTTTAGTATAATCACTAATTAAAGTATCAAACTGTACATTACAATTAGTATATTTAGCTAAATATTTACGGGCATACTTCTTGGCGATGTCTTTTGTACTGTAAGTAACTACAGAGTAAAAGACATTAACGTAATTACCATATTCATCAAAAGTATTTATATAGTAAGACCAACGTCTTGTACGACGTTTATGTTTACTATCAAACACTTCTTTACTAGTAATTAATACGTTAAATTCAATTAACTTATTTAACATAACTCTTTAAAAAAGACACGACGTTCCCCAAAGCGGCATTCCCATACCACTTTAAAGAACTGTCATAACCAGTAAATGATGAGTTCTTTCATTAAGTAATGACTTCCTACCGCTGTACGTCATCGCTATAACTAAGTATTTTTTCTATTGTGCCGTAATACTTAAGCGACTACCACCCACCATCGTTTTTCCCATTCTCCCACATAGTTACTTGCCTATTACTTATTAAGTAATTACCGTAACCACGATGCCGGTCATTATACATTACCAATTTTCGACGCTATCGGGGACACTCAGCAACTATCTTTTACTTGGGTCCTTCCCAAAAGTATAGTTAACTTACACCCGACTTCTGCCCCACTAACTACTTTCGCCCTCATGGGGGATACGCTGATTACTCAGTCGTGCGTCACTATATATAACGTACAAAATAATATAAAGTTACTAATATATGAAAAATAATTTAATTAAAAAGCGCTATTAAAAACGTTAAAAAATTGCACTTATGTAGTAATTTTATGTTATGTATCGTGTTACACACTAATATTATGGTATATATATCGCGTTACACATTGTGTCATACATTAAGCTTGTGAGACATATTATGTTATGTGTTAATATTATGTTACGCGTTAATATTATATTGTAATATGTATCATGTTGCGCATTAAGCTGTACCAAATCATGTCCCCGGTGTGCACAAACAGGGAAAGTACCCCCGTACATTAACAGTAAAAGTCAAAATTTGTATAACTATCAAATACTTCATATTATGTCGATACTAATATTTATATTACAAGTAATTACTTACATACTGATTACTGGCCTATTTGTATGTGTAATGGTTGTTGTGTTTACTAATAATAAACACATAGTAAATAATGTAACTTGTCTTATGTTACCTTTACTGTTATTAATTGCAATAGTACTTAGTATACTCTCATTTATTAACTAATAATATCATAGCTATGGTAAACAAAATCAATTTGACAAAGTACTGTATTAAGCGTATAAATGCGCTACAATACATGTTAGATACTCAACCACTGAGTATTGAAGACCGTGAGAAAGTTAAGGCTAAAATGACAGAATTAGCCTTAAAGACACTGTAATTAATTAGTAAGGTAAGTAGTATCTTAAGTGATATTATTTATCTTACTGGTGTACCAAATCAAGTCCCTGATTTGCAGAAATAGCGAAATAACTAATCATTAAATATATATCATATGAATTATCGAGTTAATCACATTGAAATGCGTGTAGTTGAGCAGGGTAAACGAAACGCAGGTAGGGAATATGCAATATTACGTATGTATCCTGAGAATGATTTTTGGTCATCTGGTCGTGACCGCGTAACTTATGTTATGTTCTTTAATCCTGACCAAACTAAACAAGTGGCTATGTTAAAGGACTGTATTGCTAAAGGAAATTATGATGAATTACCACCTTTTGCAGGTAAAACTGTAATTGTTGAAGACTTACCTAATTTCTATCGTTACCAAACTGATGTTAATGGTAACATTAATCCTAATGCAGTTATATCAGATATGAATGGTATGCCTATTGTATACAATTCAATGAAGGTGTTTGTACCTTTATCTGTTGATGGTAATGCAAAGGATGATGCACGTACTTTAGCACTAAGAATTATGCGTAATACTTGTCGTTTAGCAGTCAATGAAACTGCTGAAATGAATGATTTTACAGCACCGCAACAGCCTGTAAATCAGCAAGTTACACAACAGCAACAAGGTCAGAATAATGGGGTAAATAATGGGGTAAATAATGTGTCCAATACCTTTCCGCCACAATCTCAGAACCCATTTGCATAACCAAATGAAGCGTCGTAATAATATATGGCGCTTCATACTTTTTAACAAAACTCATTCCCTAGAACTCATTAATATAATTCCTATGACAGATAAAATATAAAACTAATTTTGTCTATCGCAATAATACATATACTATAGTTTCTTTATACTTTTCTTATTTTCGCTTTCCGCATAACAGTCCAATAGACTTAGTATATGTATACAAAGTAGCTTGTTAGTGATAATAGGCTACTTACTTTTAATATTTCCATGATATCATTATATAATCAATATATAAGCTTAAAATTAAGTTTAACATAAAAAACTCAATAACTTCAGAGTAGCGTAAGCTACGGAGTTATGTAACAATCCCAAGACATTGAGGGCACCAGTTTATTATAAATAGGTTTAGGACTATCCTTGTAAATACTTAGCTACTACAACATTGATTTTCAATCATAACGCCAGAGTAGAGAATCCCTATTTATAAGTTTTAGGTGTAAAATGCAATAATATACTAACAAATTGACAATTGATTATTGTTTCAAAAACTTAGTATATTAACATTTATGGACTATCAATCAATTATAATTAACATTAGTATTAATCTTGTTTTATACTTTTTTGTTCTAAGACTCTGTGTATTTTATAGTTATTAATTTTGACAAGATTGATAGTCCTTTTTTATGTATACAATAAACTTTTATTATATTAACTTTAATTATCAAAATTATGGCTACAAAAAACTTAAAAGAGACATTGTTAACATTAGGTGTTGAAAAAGAATTATCTAATAAAACTAAAGCATATCGATTATTGATTGATCCTTTATCGTCAGAATTAGAATTAGCTTTATGTATAAGACGTACTAAAGTATATAAAAAATATGCTATAGTCAAATCTACTGTAGATAATATACTTTACACTAAAATAAATGTAACAGAAGAACCAAAAGTACTAAACAAACGTACTTTCTCATCATTACCTAATGAATCATTAACATTCTAATTATTAATAGCTAGTTATAGTATATTTTCATAGTATACTATAACTATTAATACTTAATATAATGAAAGCAAATATAACTCATACAGAATGGGAAAAACAATATATGTATACATTATTATCCTCACCATATGCATTTGAAGCATTTAGGTATCAACAAAAGAATATCAAGCATTTTGATCAATTTATGTCACGATTAATACCTCGTGCTAAACAAATAAAACAAGACTATACAATAATATTTAATACGTTATTTAAAGACAAAAAAATTATGAAAGATCGTATTAAATATTTACTATCAACGTTAATACAGAAAGATAATTATTTAGCTTCAAATGATTATAATTTTATTGTATTTGATATTCAATTTATATTTGAACACGGTCATATAAATATAGATACTTGTAATATTTGTATCCGTATATGCCGTAAATCATACGTATTATCAATATGTGATAAGTTAAATGAAAAGTTACATTTTCAGGCACAAAGTGTATATATGATCGATGATAATAAATCAACAAATAAAATACATATAGAAAATATAACAGAACAATATACTAAATTATCATATATACCTAATGATAAAACAAATAAGTATTCAGTCAAAATAGAATATATCAAATATGCAAACAATATTAAAGAAGTAATAGATATATTTAAAACTTTTCTTACTGATTTTATAAACACATATATTCATATTAATAACCCGTTTGAAATAATAACTAACACAAATAGATATAAAAAGTATCAAAATATAGGTATAGAGTTTGAATATGATTATAAAGGTGGTATAAAATGGCAAGACTATAAGAAATACAAAGATATTATAAGTTATGATGATAACTATGATTGCAATATGTCTTGTCGTGTAAATGAAACTAGGTTACGTTTAAATGGTAACAGGGGTTTTATTGGTTTATACGATTATTTAAACTATATCAAAAAGTATAATATAAATCCTGTTAGCATACATATACATATTGATTGTGATTATGATAGTACTTTTGATAAATTATATAATATTTACTCTATGAAATCACTTATAAACGCTATTCACAATAATGAATATTTTTGTATGACTATATTAAGGATCATATTCTTTACTAATACTAAGTATCAGTATAGTAACGTTGATATATACGACATTATATATAATAATATATATTTAAATGCGCAACATACTATGGAATATAGGTTTTGTTACCCTACGTACAATTATACATCTATAATTACACAAATTTTAGTACTATCATTAATAACATATGCTATTAAACATAATACTAAAATTAACATAAAATTACTGGACCTAATTTATGTTACTTATTTAAAATTAATATCTATTAAATAGATATACATAATTATATTGATGTTATATGATTATCTGGTTATATAACAATTCGAATATAATAATTCGCGCTTATTTTCCGTGTAAGTGACTCTGTGGGTTATGCCACATTAAATTATTTATTAACAACTTACTCTTTATCCTACTAACCTACTATCAAAATAGGTTATGCATGAGTAGTAGCGGGAGTATTTTAGGATTATATCTTTTAAGATTATATTAAACTTCTAGTATTTCTATGTGATACGGAATAAACATAGAAATAGCTCATACCAATCTCTTCATATAATATAGCATACTATATAGGTATTTATGAAAGAATTGGTATGCCTACCTTAATAAAGCAGCCTTTACGTGGCAAGGTAGATAAGTAGTATTTAATACGAAACTAATGCTTTAATTATTATTAATTTTTAAACCATTAATATTATGTAAAATGACCACTATCTCTTACTGTTTAATTACCATTGCTATATTATTACTTATAGCATCAATCGTATTGATTAAACTTCATTACAAGCATCGTGAAGTATATTCAATTAAAAATCGTTGCGCAAATTGCATATATAGTCAAAATATGTATATAGATAATAATTTACATATATATTGTAAATATAAATCTAAAATAACAAGTCCAGATAATATATGCAAAAAGTATTTATCAAAAATTACTAAAACTAATTAACATGTTTCAAAAACCAAAAAGAGTAATAGGCATACTTGAAGAAGGTGATATGACCGTTAATGAAATGCCTGAAGATGTTCAACGTATAATTAAAAAATACGCAGTAGAAAATCCATTAATTATTAAAGTAGTACAAAAGAAGAAAAAAGAACAATCAAGTTACTTTAGTGAATTTCGTACTACAGCTCGTCGTATAGCTAAACGAATTGGTTTAAGTACCAAGCCTAAATCAAAATGGGAGTATATGTTAGCATATATTAAACTTACTCAATCATATATGCTAGGTAATATTACTAAAGATGATTTAGCTATATTACTTAGGGCTAAAAATGACAGACGTTTACTATCTATACTAGCATCATTTAACTTTACTATTGAAGTATTAGATGTTGCTGATAAATTGTACTATAACGAATTATAATTATGGGTAAATCAAAGAACGACAGAAAGAACAGAGAGTTTAATAACGAAACTTATCAAAAGAAAAGAAAACATGCGAAACTACAACCATACGACAGAAAAAATAAGTTCAGGCGAGACTACATGTGGTCCGAAATGTCCTAATAAAGGTTGGTGTGATGATTGTACGTATGAACCAAGTGTTGAACAAAAACGTAAGGATACTAAACTAATAGTAAATACTAACAATCGTCAACAAGACGTTATATTAACTGCTAAACAGCAACGTATTATATATCGTTCTTACAAATTACATTATTAATAGTATTTCGCCATTATACTATTATATGTGGTGGTCATCCCTATGTGTATTAATTGATTTTGATACACATAACTTATAAAACTCCTAAATAATATTAACTTAATATTTACATAATATGACAGAAGTAACTAAGAATGCAGCAGAAATAACAAAAGAAGCAATTGAAGTAATGATTAATAATGATGAAAAAGAATCTACTACAATTATGGATGATATTGTTAAAGCTGCAATTGAGGAGAATGAAGAAATAATACGTAAACGTA